ATAAGAGCAATGAAAATATCGAAGAAATTAACAAGCAAAGAAAGTTTTGCTATCCTTAGAGAAATCGAAAACAGAAAATGTCCAGATGGGGTTAAGTATTCCGAATGGAGAGAAGAGAGGGACAGGCAACAGGCGGAAGCCATCAGAAATTTAATTCCTGAAGTAGGGTTAGGGTGTACTATATGTTACTATTCTGATAGGAGAGCGGCTACTGTTACCAAAATTATTTCTCCATGCAAGATTGAGGTTACATTTAACCAGACGGAATGTGTTGACTACTATGCTGGTGATTATAAGATTTTACCAGGACTTGAAGGTGGCGCAAAGGTGTTCACTAAAAGAAGAAATGGATGTTGGGTGGCAGATGGGCAAGCGTACAAGGGCGGTGTTTTGCTTATGCTTCATTACCAAAGTCATTATATCGATCCACATTTTTAGTATTAAAAGCAATGAAAACAATTGTAAAAGTGTATTTAAAGGATGGATAAGGCAATAAAGATTGGTTTGTTACTCCTTTAACCTATCAGAGCAAGAACTCACAAGTACTACCTTGGTAATACCTTCAACATGTGGCACGAGACAGACCATATGATGAAATGTAACAAGGTTGAGACAATAAAATCATCAAATTAGATAAATTTATGACTAAAAGTGACACTTTATATGTCATATTTTGTATCTTTACACCATAAAAATAAAAAAAGAGCAATGAAAATTTACACAAGTTATTTCGGTAATAGCCGAAAATTAAAAGAAGCAGGAATTAAAATTATTTGCGTAGCTATTGGACGGCCAAGATTTATTAGTGGAGTACCACAAATGGTTAATGTGGCTCCAACAAGGTATATGATAAGTGCCGCATGTTCCCATGATGAGTATCTTAGATTATACAACAATATTCTTGAAAGTCAAGATGCGAAGAAGGTGGTGGAGCAAATAAAGACATTAAGTGATGGCCAAGATGTTGCTCTATGCTGCTATGAGAAACCAGGTGATTTCTGCCATCGCCACATACTTGCAAAATGGCTTACCGAAAAGACTGGCATTGAAATCAAAGAGTTTGGAGTTGTTGAAAAGAAAGAACCTAAGTATGAACAAGCAAGTTTGTTCTAAAGATATGTGTGAGGCTTTTTATGGTTATGGATACACACGTCAATTGAAAACGGAAACCATTGGCAGCTTGGAATAGACAAGCAAAAGGTTGAATGGCGAAGTGATTAACGCAACGGTCCGCAAAACCGTTATTCGTGGGTTTGAATCCCACTTCAACCTCAAAGATAGAAATAACAACCGAAGTACAAGGCGATACTGTGGATTTTCTAATAAACGTTTTACAGACAGCCATATTGCGGAAATAGCTCATTGGTCAGAGCGTTGGCATTCCAGCCAGAGAGTGGGGTTCGATTCCCTGTTTCCGCTCGAATGTCGTTCAAGCTGGCTGGTTGATTGGTATTATGGTAGATGTGCATAGTTCGATTTTATGCGTTACTCTGGTATCGGTCAATCTTACAGCGTGGGAAGACATGCAAATTTGTTGGTGGTATGGCGTAATTGGTATACGCTAATCAAGATGTAAGGTGCAAAATTCCAGGATAACCGTTAATAACCAAACCGGAAACCTGCGAGACATCTTAGGAATGACTGAATTAAAAATCAGAAAGCCGCAAAAACTCCACCTGCAGGTTCGAATCCTGCTGCCACCACTAAGAGATAAAATGGTCATAGGGCGCTAAGACTAAATGAACGGAAATTCTAAGTGTACATAAGAATGGATGTCATCAAGACCGGTGCTGTTAGTAACAGGTTGAGTAGTTTAAAGATCGTAGGATAGCCAATCTACGGACGAAAGCGAGAAAGCAGACGATACTTGTGCAGGTTCGACTCCTGCTTATCTCTCAATGGGGAACGTTGTTTTTCGCTCTATTTTCGGATTCCTTCAATAAAAACATTGAAATGAGCATGGTTAGTTTTTGCTGTTTTTAATACCACAAATAAAACAGCACATGGGCGGTGTGGTCTGCTATAAATACCGGTTAACCTTTATAGTTCGGGTTCAAATCCCGTCCGTCCTCAACCCTTATAGTAGCGATAAGCAAAAACAAGAACATAAAAACTTGTGCAGTTTATGGGGTGATGGGAATAGCCATCTGACACGACTGAAAAGAAGCCGAATATACTGTATAAGTGTTCTTGCAAGTAGCTGAAGAAATGGTTGATTTTGTATTTAAGCCTTCCTGGAATACGCCAGGAGGGCATTAAATCTAAATTAGTGTATGAAGTCATACATAACTTGTAAAATATACTGATATGTTCCAAGGAACGACACCACCTGAAGTAAAACTGCTCCTTCAAGATATAATGAAAGGCGTAGAAAAGAAAGATGTTTTTATCGGATGTTCCGGTAATTTCACGACCGACAAAATTATGTCCAACATGGGATATACTGTACATTCCAATGATGTAAGCCTATATTCTAAGCTAATTTCTGATCTGCTGCTTGACACAAATACAGATATTGAAGTTGTAAATCCTGAATTACGTCTGGTTTTTGATACTTGGAAAGATACAAGATATAAAAATCTTGTTCAGGTAATGTTTGCCATGAGAGTATCAGGCTTTCATCAAAGAAAGAATGATTATCAGGAGGAAATGTTCAATTCGTTTATAGAGCAGGCTGACATTTATTATCACAATACCATATCGAAATTAGAAAAGGGTGCTTTGAATTTTAATATAAGCAGTTTCTTTTATGGCGATTTTTTTGACTTCCTAAAAAGTAAAAAAGGTAAGGGGATAGGTATTGCTTTTCCTCCCACTTATAAAGGAGGATATGAGAAGATGTTTAGCTATGTAGAAGATAGTTTTAGATATGCTCATGCTCCCTATAATGTATTTGACCCCAAAGAAGGTGGGGTGATGTTTAAATGTCTTCTTGAGAATGATGAAAACATCATCTATTCTGATAGATATTTCCAGGAAATAAACGACTTCCTTGTTGGTAAGATAAACTTGGGGCCTGGTAAGAATCCGATATACACTTATTCTAGTGTAAAGCGGGATAAGCATTATTACATTGAACGTGATAAAAATATAAAGCCATCATGTATTCATATTTTGCCAATGGATTATGAATTTACAGATAGCACAGAAATATCAGCAAAGATATGCCCAGTTAGTGATGTGAACTACTATAAAGCATTTTACATGGCAAATAAGGTTAACTATACAACTGGTGGGGACTTGGGATTGGTATTCATGGCTGATGGAAAAGCGTTCGGTTTTTCTTCTTTTAGCAAAAAACTTTCTACTCTTGAGCAGATTTTTATGCAAAGCGATTTTGTTGTAAACTCAAATACTCAGAGATTGAGTAAATTATTGATCATGCTTGTTAAGTCTCATAATGTAAGAATGCTGATTGCCCGGAAAATGGCTAACTACTACGATGGAGTGAAGACTACCGTGTACACAACAAGCCCAATTTCAATGAAATATAGAGGAGTATTTGATTTAGAACGCCGAGATGAAGGCAAGCTAATGTATTCTGCTAATTTTTTAGATGATTCATTAAAGGATTTATATAGATTATGGTTGAAAAAATACAAGAAGTGAAAGATGTTCATCTTATTCAGGGGAAACTGGATGATGTAAACAAGTTGATTGCTCCATATAAGTTAGCATATGTAAGCCCTATAAACGATTGTGTTCCGTTGGAGAAGAATGCTCACTATATGGAAAAAAGCACACTAGATAGACTAACAGCAAATGTGGCTGAAGACGGTTTTTTATCTCAGCTCCCGTTTGCAATGAAACGAAATGACGGTAAATATCTCATTTTGTCGGGAAATCATCGCTTAAAAGCTGCTATTAAAGCTAAGTTGGAATATATTCTAATCTTGTATATTGAAGAGGTTGATAAAGATAAGCAGATTGCCTATGTGCTTAGTCATAATGCTTTAGTAGGCAAAGATGATGCTCAGATGCTTAAGGAGATTTATAGCGAGATGCGCACTATTGAAGCAAGAGAGTTTTCTGGTCTTAACGGCATTCAATTTATTGATACGGATAAGATTCCCACGGTCTCTATTAATGATGGGGATATAGAGCTTACCGAAATGAAGTTCTTGTTTACTGAAAGCAGGAGCAATGATGTCAAAGCTGTTCTAGCGGAACTAGAAAAACAGAAAATATCTGCAAATAGTTCGATAGTTGTCGGCTCCTATGAAGAATTTATTAAGGTAGCTACAGAGGTTAAGAAAAAATTTAATATAAAAAGTAATACGGTGGCTTTTGCACGTATGATTGATATTTGCAAAGCCTTTTTGCTTGAACTGAAAGAAGAGGAGGTATAATATGGCAGGGAGAGGTAGGCCCAAAATGGAGATTTCTCTTTATGATAAATATATAAAAGGGAAGGAAGATCTTATTATAGCAGACTGTAGGAATGGGGCTGACAATAAAGGTTTATGTGTGCGTCTTGGAATAGGACTTACTACGTTCAAAAGTATACTAAAGAAACATCCTGAAGTTATAGATTTGTTGAAGGAAGGTAAAGACGAAGCCGACATGAAGGTAGAGAGTGCTCTATATAAACGAGCTATTGGCTATGATATTGAGGAAACTACAACTGAGGTGAAAACAGGAGAGGATGGATCTGGTCAAACGACTGTGGTAAAGAAAACGAAAAAGCATGTCGCGGGAGATACAACAGCACAAATATTTTGGTTAAAAAATCGTAGACCAAATGAATGGAAAGATAAACAAGATGTAAATGTTACTAATGATGATTGGGTAGATGCTTTAAAATCATTAACCAGTTCATATAAGAATGGCGACAAAGGATGAAAAAAAGAAACTCATAAGTGAAATTATAGCGTATTGGTCGAAGGATTGGAATAAATTTGTCCGTGATGCATTATGCGCAAGATTAGATCGTGAGCAGCAAGCTATTATTGAGTCTGTCCAACATAACCCCATGACTGCTGTTGCAAGTGGAACTGCTCGTGGAAAAGATTTTGTTGCGGCCTGTGCTTCGTTGTGTTTTATGTATCTTACTCCTAGATTTAATGAAAAAGGTGTGCTTGTTGGGAATACCAAGGTGGCCATGACAGCACCAACAGGGAGGCAAGTGAAAAATATTATGACTCCTGAAATCAGAAGGTTGATTCGTGCGGCAAGGGCAAAGTTTCCTTTTTGTTGTCCAGGCAGATTGGCTGCTGATGACATAAGAACGGATTATGAAGAATGGTTTTTGACAGGATTTAAAGCAGATGACAACGCAACTGAATCATGGTCGGGATTTCATGCAGCAAATACCATGTTTGTTATCACGGAGGCATCAGGTATATCCGAAATTGTTTATAATGCGATAGAAGGTAACTTACAGGGAAATTCTCGGATGCTCATAGTGTTTAATCCTAATATTACTACTGGATATGCAGCTAGAGCCATGAAATCAGAACGTTTTGCTAAGTTTAGGCTTAGTTCTCTTAATGCGGAGAATGTGGTAAAAAAACAAGTTATAATTCCAGGTCAAGTAGATTATGAATGGGTAAAAGACAAAGTAATAAATTGGTGCTCTCCCATTCAGCAAACGGACTTTAATGAGGGAGAAGGCGATTTCAAATGGGAAGGTAGCCTATACCGACCTAATGATTTATTTCGAGTTAAGGTACTTGGTATGTTCCCAAAAGTTTCTGAAGATGTACTTATACCTTATGAATGGATAGAGATAGCAAACAGGAATTGGCAAGAATTACAAGCAAACGGTTTCATTCCTGTTAAATCTTGCAAGTTAGGGGTTGACGTTGCCGGTATGGGACGAGACAATAGTGTGCTTTGTCCGAGATATGGAAACTATATTACTCAATTTGAAGTGCATCAATCTGCTGGACGTGCGGATCACATGCATGTAGTAGGTATGACAATACCATATTTAAAGAAGAAGGGAGCAAAAGCATTTATTGATACGATAGGAGAGGGTGCAGGTGTCTATTCTCGTTTGTTGGAGGAAGAATTTACAAATGCTTTTTCATGTAAATATTCAGAAGGTGCGGATGGATTGCATGATATTACCGGAGAATATGAATTTGCCAATATGCGAGCATATTTGTATTGGGCTTTGCGTGATTGGCTCAATCCTAAAAATGGGTTTGGTGCAGCTTTACCTCCATGTGATCAGTTGATGGAAGAAGCGACTGAAACTAAATGGAAGTTTCTTAGTAATGGAAAGATTATCATTGAGGCTAAAGAAGACATCAAAAAACGTATCAAGCGTTCTCCTGACTATATGGATGCATTAGCGAATACATTCTATCCTAGGGATTACAGCTTTATTAGCGATGAAGAGCTGCTCAAAGATTTTTTGTAGTTGTGTTTCTTTTAGTACCTTTGTAGCCGAAAACACTTCTTTTGTGTTTTCATTGCTCTTATGTGCGCTGGCTTGTGAAAGTCGGCGCCATTTTTGTTTATAGCAAAAGTTAAATCTTTGGTTATGAGTGTTTTATGACTAAAATAATTGTGTAAATATTTGGCTAATTCATTGATAATGAGTATCTTTACAATACTAAAAGAAACCAATATTACTAACAATTAAAATATAAGAGCAATGAAAGCAACAGACCTCTTCAATTATAGAAAAGAAGATTTTGAAACTATTGAATCATTCTCAAAGAGAGTATATGAGACAGCAAAGAGATATAGAAGTTCTTTGCACTTTACACCACAAGAAAGCTATCACGTACTAACTATACTTGCGAAATATTATAATGAGAACGTGTCTGACATCCTTTCTGCTATAAGAGACATTGAATTTAGATGTGCTTCAAAGAAATACAGAATACAGTGGGTAAAGTGTTTAGCAGACCATTATTTGGTAATAGATAAAAGATAAGTTTAACCAGCAGGGCAAAATCCCTGCGCAATATAGAAGATTATGAACAAGAAAGAAACACAAGCAGTTTTTTGCCAAAGAGTAAACGGCATCTATATGAAGCTAACAGGCGACTATAATAAAGACGATCATTATTTTGATAGTTGTTCTTTTCATCCGATTGGTACATTAGTGGACAGACAAGGACAAGAGATACTAACAGATAGGTACATTATAAGAGGTAGATATAATGATTTCGTCAAAGAGTTTGATCACAATCCTACCGATCGAGAGATAAACAACGCTTTAGTTTTTAGGTTTGGTCTCAATTCAAGTCTTTTAATGTAATTAATCCAACAGATTTCTGGATATCATAATATACACGATTATGAAAGCAGATTTAGTTTTAATGATTAGCCCCGAATCCCCACTGATGAAGCAACTGGCAAAGTGTTGGGTAAGTTATGTACTATGTACGACTTCTATACCATAGACAAAAGGTATGTCACGATACGGTATGATAAAACAAGTCTTGCAGTAGCTTATACGAGTGAAGAAAGATTGAATTTATCCAAGAAATGATAAAAAAATAATCGTAAATACTTTGTCAATCCAAATAATATTACTATATTTACATATATAAAAGAACTAATTAATACCCATCGTACGGGCGTGAGACACACGTAGAAACTGTTTTTATTATGGCAACTTACAGAATCATCGCAAAAACAAATGGCTACATTGCCAACAGAGACATCCAATTTAATGGTAGGACAGAAATAATCGTTAAAAGAGAATTGACTCTAAAAGAGGCTTATAAGATGCTTCTTGATATGTTCAATGAAAAGTATGCCGACAACGAAGAAATAGGATACGCCGCCAACTGGGGTATTGCCGTTATCCGTTCACGCAAGTATGTGGATGGTGCTACACCTACATTCAGTGATGGTACCCGATCTTTCGATTGGGATGGAAGAAGCTATGTGATTGAAGCAGAAGAAGTAGAATAATAATTAATCTTATAAGCTGTGCTATCGGCATGACGGGCAAAGAATATGAAAATATTATATTGCAATAACAGTGAATTACTTGAGATATTTGAAAGTAACAGTATTGAAATGATTTGTAATGAAGATATGCAAATTGAAATCTCAGATGAAGATGCTTTAAGAATTGGAACAATCGTAGATAAGTTTGCGCCTGCTGCAAGTGGCGATTATTCAATAGAAGATAAATAATATGACCAACAGATTTAAATTAGAACATAGTCAAGACCTGCCAAACTGGTGGGTCTTGACTGATATAGAGAACTTGATAGTATGTAAGTTTAAAGAACACGAGTTCAACGAAACTCAAAGGATTACCATTCTTGATGATAGCAAGTATGCGAACAACTCGAATTGTGCCAACGAAATAGCGCACATCATGGCAGAGATGGGCGACTATATGTTTTCCCATTGGTATTCGATAGCTTTGCCTACACCAGTATTTGAGTTTCGGCAAGATGATAAAAATGATAGATTATTGCTTATTCGTAATAAATTTCCAAAGTATACTATTGAGATACAAGATGATTATGATTTAAAGCAATTATCTGATGCCTTAAAAGCATGTGGTGAGTTTGTGAAAAAGGTATCTAAGCATTAGATAAAAATAAAGTTACTTAAATGTGGCATTATTATAGTCACTTTTATTATATTTGCACCGTAGCATTTGATGCTAACGTGCTCCTTCACGTTTCCGGATAGTGCGTATTGTGCTATCCGGTTTTTGGGGGGAGTATTTATATATGTTCAACTAATCACCGTATGAAGAAGTACGGAACAGCCTATGGACGAAATTACCGCTATCTTAGACAATACTCGGCCCGTTGATAATATTATCAACGATTTGAAAGAAAAGTCTGTAACAGTCCCATCATGGGATAAACTTCTCAAAGACTACGAACCTACAGAGCATGAGATTGTATCTGACACAGTTACTCGTAAAGACAAAGTCCGTTCTAATGGAGATACAGAGAGAGCTTCGCGTATCTATATAGGACTTGAAAAACTTCTCACCAAGCGAATGACTGAATTCATGTTCGCTATTCCGGTTAAACGTGTATATCATAACATAGAAGATAATGAAACCCGCCAAAGTATTGCGAAAGCAATTGAAGCGATATATAAGTATGCTCGTATTGATAGTGAAAATATTAAGCGAGGCAATGCTTACTTTGCTTCATGTGAAGTGTTCACCATTTGGTACACGGTTGAGAGTCCCAACACTCTATATGGCTTTAAAAGTAAATATAAGCTAAAATGCAAAACTTATTCACCAATGGACGGTGTTAGGTTATATCCTTTACTTGATGAACTTGGTGATATGATCGCAATGTCTTTTGAGTACACTAGAAAGGTGAAAAATGAAGAAGTTACTTTCTTTGAAACATACACGTCAAACATCCATTATAAATGGAAACAACAGGGAAACGGCTGGGAATTAGTAAAATTAGAACCGGTCGTTATTATGAAAATCCCTGGAGTCTACACCTATCGTCCTGTTCCCATTTATCACGGTCTTTCCTATATCAGAAAAGAAATCGAATATACTCTGTCACGTAATAGCGATGTCATCGCATATAATTCCGCTCCTATCCTAAAAATAGCTGGTGGCATGAAAGGAGGAGAAGATAAAGGAGAAAGCCGTAGAGTTTACCGCGTAGAACAAAACGGGGATGTGTCCTATGTTTCATGGGCACAATCTATCGAGGCGTTAAAATACCATGTAGATACTCTTGTTAAACTGTTCTGGTCACAATCCCAAATGCCGGATATTTCCTTTGAAAACATGAAGTCTCTTGGCAATATTGGATTTGATGCAAGGCAGACTTTACTTACTGACGCTCATTTAAAGGTTGGAGATGAAAGTGGTGCATGGATAGAAACGTTTGAACGTGAATGTAGCGTAATCAGAGCTTTCTTGAAAATGATGAATGTTTCTTGGAAAGATGAAGTAGATAATGTTGAGGTTGAGCATGTCATAACTCCGTTTATTCAAAATGATGAAAAGTCAGAAATAGAAAAGTGGGTTACGGCAAGTGGCGGAAAGGCAGTTGTCAGCCAATTAGAAGCCATCAAAAACTTAGGTATCTCTACTGATCCACAAGAAACTCTTTCCCAAATTCAAAAAGAAGATGCAGAGGCTTCCAAAAGCAGGATAAGCAATATATTCGAACAATCGGAATAACAATCTAAAATATAAATATTATGGCAAAAACTGATGTACTAAAATTTAGTAAAGAAAAACAGGGTTATTCCTGTGAATTTATTTCTGTTGGTAAATGTGCAATACAGATAGACAGAGAAAAAAATGGGACGCTTATTATATACGCAAAGATAGAAGGAATGGAGTATGCACTATTGTACCAATACTCTTCCACTCAATTTAATGACAATGTTATTTTTGAGCTTGACGTACAAAAGGGGCTGTCCGTCAAAATAGTAAGTGAGGTAGGCGTCATGAGTGCAAAAATGGCTTATGAAGATGAAGGTTTATAGCCTATCTGCCAAGTTGTAGAAAAGGTTTAGACTGCGTAAGTATATGTTTGTGCAGCTGGCTTAAATTAAATATAATGAAGAAAAGAATATCAAATTGGCTTATTAGATTGGCAGAGAAGATCAATCCACAAGAACGATTGAGGAGTATTGAAAGGATTGATAATTACGAAGCCAAGAAGTTAGGCATCTGTCTTGTCCGTACTAAAAAAGAAATCAAGGATTATCGTAAGAAGATGAAACTTGACGAAGGTTGGTCTAATCGGGAATCAGATGAAATGCTTATCAAAGAAGTAAAAAATGAAGTCCGCCAATCGATTATAAACTCTATCATTCAAAGAGGGTTGATAGAATATTATGTTGAAAAAGTCGGTGACGCACTTCATGTTACCGGTGAAATCAAAGTATATATCAAGAAAGAATAGTATGAAAGTTCCAATAGATAATATAACTTTTGCTGAAAGTGAATATCATCGTGGAAATAAGATTTGGAAAGCCCAAACACTCTACGACTTTGCAAAAGCAAAAGAATACCCAGTGCTTAATATGCCACTATGGAATATAGACCTTACCGCTGAGCCATTTGAGTGTAATCAGCTTCATAGTTTCATTTTCCAATGCAAAAGAGTGAATCAATGTTCTCTTAAATACCCTATTATTCTTGATGAAGTAGGTCAAATTGCTGATGGCTATCATCGTTTATGCAAAGCTATATTAGAGGGTAAGGAAACAATTAAAGCTATTCGGTTATTGGAAATGCCGGCACCTGATAGAATTTTGGAGGAATAAATATGAAAAAACATGCAAAAGTCATTACAGTGGAATATGTGGTTCAAGATTGTCCGATCTATGGTAAGATTATTGTAAAACATCATCTATATCCACAGACAGCAAAGATAAAAAGTATATGAAATAATGGCAAAGCCTAAGATTCCAAATCAGAAAAAGAAGTATCAAGAACTCAACGAGAGATTAAGCAGATATGTATCCCTCGTTGAGCAAATATACGATACACTGAATTTGGAAGCAGCCAAGGCTGTTTCACGCACTCAATATTCCTCCGATAGTGATAAACCGTTTAAATGGCCTGACTATCCTCAAACTAAAAAACAAATTGACGACATACAAAGACATTTCGTAGAAGATATAAACGCAATTATCTATCGCGGTACGACCGAAGAATGGAAAAATAGTAATGAAGCACAGGATTTGATAGCAAACAGAGTATTAAAAGCATATAACGCACAAGTTGATAGAGAGAAATATAAAGTCTTGTATCAAACAAATTCAGATGCTCTGAAAGCATTCCAGAGTCGAAAAGATAAAGGGCTCAATATATCTGCAAAACTTTGGCAGCAATCTATGATCTACAAAGAAGAATTGGAGGCTGCAATCTCATGCGCTATTAAAAAAGGAACTAGTGCTGTTACGTTGAGTAAGCAAATAAGTAAATATCTTCTTGATTTCCCATTACTGCAAAAAGATTACAAAGACAGATATGGCAGTGCTGAACATATACAAGATTGTGAATATCGTTCCATACGTCTAGCCCGTTCAGAAATAAACATGTCTTATAGAGCAGCCGAAAACGAAAGATGGAAACAAATGGATTTCGTAGTCGGATATGAAATAAAGTTGAGTGGAAACCATAACTGCAAGGGAGTTCCTAAGGGACGGTATTATGACATTTGCGACCAACTTGCAGGAAAGTACCCAAAAGATTTTGAGTGGACAGGATGGCACCCTAATTGCTACTCAGATGATAGTGAAGTGCTCACAAGTAGAGGATGGAAGTTATTCAAAGATGTGCTTGACGATGACTTGATATTATCTCTAAATCCAAACGAAAGAGTTCCTGAATGGGTTGGATTTACAGACAGACAATGCTATTCACATAGCGGTAAAATGATTCGCTTTTTCAATAAGTCATTAGATTGCCTTGTCACGCCTGATCACAATATGGTTTATTTGAATAAGAATGATGGCAGAATTAGGAACTGCCAAGCGAATGAATATACAAAAGGGAAGGGTGCATTTTATCGTGGCTGCGAATATAAGTCTGATGATATTGATTGTATGACAATCGGAAGCACAGTCATTGATTTTGATTTGTTTTGCGAGTTCATGGGATATTGGTTATCAGATGGTAGCACAATACGTAAAAGTCAAGTTATTATATCTCAAAAAAAAGGAGAACCTGCAAGAAATAAAATCATATCACTAATAGAAAAACTTGGGTATAAAGTAACTGAATATGATGACGGTGTATGTTTTTATTCAGCAGACATTTGCCAATATTTGAAACGTTTTGGTGTATGCAATGAAAAATATATACCGAATGAAATAAAATCGTCATCCAAAAGGCAGATTGAAATATTCTTGAATGCTTTCGTTCTGTGCGATGGATATACAAGACCATTCAAGTCATTTGTTGGGAATAGAGGGAATGTATTCACTTCTAACAAAGAAGAACGAATGTTTTTCACTACTTCTAAACAAATGTCAGGAGATTTGTCTGAACTTATATTGAAATCAGGTAAAAGACCATCATTCTCTGTAAATAAGGCTGGAAAATCTCATAAAAGAAATGGAGTTGAAATAAAATCAAATTATGACTGCTACATTATACGTGAATGTTACTCAACTACATCAACAGTATTTGATAAAGAATATGTTTTGTATGATGGAAATGTTTATGACCTGACACTTGAACGTAACCATATCATGTATATACGCAGAAATGGAAAATGTTTTTGGGGTAGTAATTGTCGTTGTTATAAAGTTCCTATTCTCAAAACAGAAGAAGAATTCTGGGAATGGGATGGACGGAGCGATGTTTCCACAGAAAGTATAAATGAAGTAAAGGATGTTCCTGACGAATTCAAAAAATGGGTACTCGAAAACCATCAAAAAATCGAGAAAGCCCAGAAAAGAAACACCCTACCTTATTTTTTGAGAGATAACAAATCAATTGTTCAAAATATAAATACCGAGAATTCAGCTAAAGAGCTTGTTAATCGTGCTTCTTTAGTCGGGAATGAGGTACAAAGTTTAGCAGAATTCATAGCTAAAAAGAACAAAGGATTTGTAACGCCAATCAATTACAAAAGCATTTCATCAATAACAAGAAAGGTGAAAACGGAGGGTATAACTCCATACGATATAAAAGACGCCGTTAGGACGACAATTATAGTTCCCAAATCACAAATAGATGAAGTCTTGAACGAACTGTCTGACAGCGATTCATTTGTGCGACTGAAAAGACAAAAACCGGAATCGTTTATGGGATATAGTGGAAATATAGTCAATATCAAAACATCTAACGGATTAGTTGCCGAAATTCAAGTTAATACAGAACGAATGATTTATGCAAAAGAAAAGCCGGAAGATGCAAAAAGGATTCTTGGAGAAAAACGCTGGGAAGAGATACAAAAGCAAACAGGCATGGAAGGTGGATTAGGACATAAATATTATGAAGAATGGCGAATATTAGATAAATCTGATAAAAAGGCGCAAGAAATAGCTGAAAAATCAATCAAATATTATAGTCATTTCCAATAAAAATCACTATCTTTACATATAAAAATGAACCAAAAGGAATTATACAATAAATTACAGTCAGGCTCAACAGTTTATTTGCTTGACGATTTTGAAGAAGCTGTTATCCGTTTATATCTCGATAACGGTCAAACAAAATCATATATAAAACATCATGGATATAATGAGATAGAAATTCTTCAATCCAATGAGACTGTTTGTGATATAATTCTTGGAGGAAAAGAAATATCAAAATCAGAATATGACGAATACTAGTACTTTATTAGAAAAAGCTCTTCAAATAGCAAGTGATGCACATATTTACCAAGTTGACAAAGCTGGAATGGCCTATATCTTTCATCCTATTCGTGTAGCAAATAGATGTTCTACTAACGAAGAAAGAATTGTTGCTTTGTTGCACGATACGATAGAAGATACCGAAGTTACAGCTGAATATTTACCGATGGAAGGGTTTCCTCGCAATATAGTAGATGCTATACTTTCAGTTACCCGTAATGAAAACGAAAGCTATGAAGATTTCATAAAACGATCCAGGCTTAATCCTATAGGAAGGCAGGTTAAACTACATGATTTAGAAGATAACATGGATATAACACGCTTAAATGAACTCACAGAAAAAGATATTTACAGATTAAACAAATACCTAAAGGCTTATAAGTATCTCAAAGAATAAACGCTGATGTACAACTACATTTAGTTTCACGGCACGGAGTACAAGATTACTGCTGTTCGTGAGTTTATTATGATAGTTTAACATGAAAAGTGGCATTTTTAATGTCACTTTTATTACCTTTGTATCAGATGCGTATGAAGACGTACGCCACAGAACTTGTCGTAAAGACTCATTGCTCTAATGTTTAGTAAAGTTCTAGCGAATAGTCTGCTGGTATACGTGCTATGCAGGCTATTTTAGTAACTAAAACATTGTACAATGGACAGAAAACAGCAAGTTTTTTTGAAACTGAAACCTAAAACGAAGGCGTTGGGGTTCAGTCAAAAGGAGCTAAAGGGTATCGCTGCTCAGATTGCCGATAACCTTACCTCCGCAGAAGATGCCTCAGATGAAGACGTAAATGCCGAAATCGATAAAGAGATTGAAGCTGCACTACGTTACTTACCTTTCGGCCAGTCACAGGCCAATCGCTTGCTTGATGAATGGAAGAAAAATCACCCTGAAACAGATGACGACGACAACGATGACGATGATGACGACGACGGATCTTCGAACAATCAAAGACGTCAAACAGGTTCAAATACCAAAAATCCCAAAAACAGAGGAAAGAATGATGATACTCCGGAATGGGCTAAAGGTTTGGTTCAGACAGTACAAACACTGAATGACGAAATCGCAGCATTGAAAGGTGAAAAAGTTACCACTACACGTAAAGAAAAGCTTGAATCCTTATTGAAAGACGCTGGTACATTCGGCACTCGTACCTTGAAATCCTTCAATAAGATGAAGTTTGAGAACGATGAAGAGTTTGAAGAATTCTATTCCGAAGTTGAGGAAGATTTGAGATCTTACAACCAGGAGCGTGCCGACGCGGGACTTTCTAGTTTAGGTAATCCTCCAGGTGCAGGAAGTAAGAAGCAAAAAAAAGATGAATTATTAACCGATGAAGAGGTCATAGCAATAGCTAATGGTCTTTAATCAAAAGCAAATTAAAAATGGGCGCAAAAGCTGATTTAGTAAACGAACAAGAAACAATCTTAACCGGAATGGATTCGATTGTTATTCGTAACTATTTAGGCGGAATTATGAATGGTCGGACGCTAGATATGACTGGATTTAAACAGTCTGTGATCAAAGCTGGGCACATTGTTATCCGCAATACAGAAAACGATACTTATAAGCCAATGCCTGTTAATTCAGCAGGTACAGCCTACGAATCATTGCCAGGAAATCATGAATATGTTGGTGTTGTTGTTTGTTCCAAGCCTGCCGACAAACCATTCGTTGGTATCATGTATGCTGGCGAAGTGAATGACGTGGCAAGTCCTTATCCTATTGACAGCATCAAGACTGCATTAAAAACGGCATTGCCACAACTAACTTTTTTACACGATTAAAAGGAGGTGAAAGATGAATGAATCATTATTTATTGAATTTGTAAGAAGAATATGGCCTAAATTGAGTCTATATGTGAAAGAAAAGATCAATGGAACAAACAAGAATTTGACCTATCTTCACAAAACGATGCTTACTAAGGTATATTCTCCTGATCAAAAATGGGAAGGCACATCTGCTAATACTACATATGTAGCTGCTGATATGGTAGCTATGGACTCTCCGCTTTCACCTAAAAAGCGAGATTCTATCGCACGGTCAAACGGGGAATTGCCTAAGATCGGAATTAAAAAGATTCTAAGAGAGACTCAAATTAATGCCATCAACATTATGAGAGCTCATTTATCCAATGCCAGCACGGATGCAGCTAAGAAATCTGTCCTTAACCGCATAATCACTCGCATGTTAGACGATGGAACGGCTTGCTCTATTGGTATTGATGAGAGAAATGAAGCAAATTTCCTTACAGGACTCTCCGATGGCATCATCATTGTTGAGGGTGATGATGATAAAAATACTGGTATAGGTCTTCGTATTGATTATGGTTATTTGCCAGAACATAGCTTTGGTGTTGTTACTACTGGTGAAGTTACAGGAGATGATATTGAAAGAGTTATAAGTAAAGCTAACGATGATGATAACAGTATTTCAGTTATTATGCTGGCTTTATCTACATATAACAAAATGCGTCAGTCTCAATGGGCTAAAGAACTAGCTGCAAATTATCGAGGTCAAACCTTTGATAATGATACTAAGCTGCCTGTACCTACTTCTACATTATTTGATGAAGCGTTCTCTGACCAATATAACGGTATCTCATTCCTGAAAATTGACCGTTCAGTAACTTATGAAAAGAACGGTAAAAGGGTATCTTATAAACCGTGGAATGCGAATAAATTGATATTTCTCCCTTCTGCTGATAATGTAGGTTCTTTTGTATGGGGAACTTTGGCTGAAGCGACTAATCCTGTTAATGGAGTTGAATATACTACCGTTGATGAATACAAGTTGATTAGCCGTTACTCTAAGACAGATCCGTTACAGGAATTTACAAACGGACAGGCTATTTGCTTACCGGTTATCGAAAATGTAGATCAAATCTACTCTTTGGATATTCTAGAAGCTCAAGAGGTAAATACCACAGAAGAAGAAAAAGATACTTCTGACGTTAAGATTACAATCTGGGGGGCAACTTACAAAAAGCCGGAGTTTGTGACGGAATATAACAAGATTGCAGGCAAGAATCTGACTTCTACTGTTTCTGACGAGAAGCTCATTGCAGCAGTCAACAGATTGAACGATGCAGACGAAGAAGCATTGAAAAAGGCCGTTGAATCTCATAAAGCACAGTAAGCAATGAAGACAATTCAGCAAGCTCTCATAGACGAAATACATTATCCTATTCCAATGGGTTTTGTAGAGAATGTAATGATCAAACGTAAACTCAATGGATACGATGAGTTTAGCTGTGATATAGCTCATTCTAACGAATATCAGGGTGCATTGGCTGATTGTCTTTGGTCTTTGATTCAGGCTATCAATTTCTCTGAGGCAGACAAGTCCTTTGGGGCTTTGTCCGATAAAGATAAAGAACGTATATTATTACGTGTTAACTCCATCTACAATACTATTGGTGAGCCTTCGGTAGAACTGGAGGCAAAACCAATGGTATATGTAGGAGATTGTTTGTTGTAGTATGGCAGTAATAAATAGAAATCCACACCGTTTACAATACTTAGTAGCTGTTCCTGGCTATGAAGATGAAAATGGAAATTATCATCCAGGTTCATCTGAATGGAAAGGCTCAATTCCTTGTGATGCCGTGCCTTCTGGGAAGGCGGAAGAAAGAGAGTTTGAGGATGGTGTTGTAAGAAGCTATTCATATACGGTATGTCTTCCAAGCAATTGTCAAACCTTTACTATTGGTGACAGGGTTAAGATAAGTCTTCTCGGAGGAATTGAAAGGGAATTTGAAGTAAAAGGTTTCCATCGTTACCAACTTCAGTGCAAAATTTGGGTTTAGTATTATGGGCATAAGAATGACTACCAAGCTGGATGAAATTCATAAGGTTCTTATGAAAGAAGCAAATCGGGTTGAAAGGCTAACAATACGCGCTTTGTCTTACCTTGGGGAACAATGCGTTTCAAGAGTACGTAATAGAGGCGGTAATAAAAGTTGGTACGACCAGTCCGGTAACCTGCGCAGCTCAGTTGGCTATGTAATAGCTTATAACGGTAGTATTATCCAATACTCGGACTTTAATCAGATAAAGCAAGGCTCGGAAGGCGTAACTGTAGGTAAAAAGTTGGCAGAGGAACTTGTTAAGAGGTATTCCAGTGACTATGTACTTGTTATAGTTGCTGGAATGAACTATGCTGAATATGTGGAAAGGAAGGATAATAAGGACGTACTTGCATCAACGGAATTATGGGCAATAGACCAGGTTCCCAAGATGCTTGAGAAACTAAAAAGACAGATTGCTAAATGAAATCGGACATTGAAATAGCTAAGTTTGTCTATCACAAAATTAAGGGCACAGACCTTGAAAGGAATGTTACTGGCAAATTAAGTGATAGAGGAAGACCAAACAAGTCAGACAAAGAGGATATTGTTATATCTGTACTTGCCAATGAAGGATGTGGCCAAATCCAAAGAGCTTATGTTAATGTCAATGTGTATGTCCGTGATCTATGGAATTCGGAAACAAAGGCGTGGGAAAAAGATACTCTACGCGTAGGTAAGCTGTGTGAATTATGCAAATTCCTTATCTCCATACGAAAAGATGAATACCACACAATCCTATCAAAATGTAGCCAAAAAACCAGTCCTACAAATACACCTTTTGAGGACGGACATACAGAACATTTCATTAATAACAAACTGTACATTGAGATAAATAACGAATAAGTATTAACTATATTAAGTGATATAGAACTATGGCAGTAATCGGATGGGGTAAACCCCGAATTTTCGTAAAAGACTTGGATGCTTCTTCGCCCAAATGGGAAGAGCTTCCTACACCCGTGGAAGATTCCACACAGTTGACAACAACAAAAGGCGACAAACAAGAAGCCAAAATTGAAGGTGGAGAAAATGAAGATGTCAAGTATGATAAAAACACCTATGCCCTTGTACTCAACATACGTGCAGCAAAAGGCCGCAAAAGACCTATCAACGACAGTGATGGCGTAGTTGCTCACAATTATGCTGTTGCACTACAACCGGAAGATCCCGAAGTTCCTGGATTTTGTATGGAAAAGACAACAGTGTCAGTTGAAGATACGTTTACTAGTGCAGATGGTGGTGTGTGGGCATATACATTTGACGCTTTAAAATATGCCGCTGAAAAGAAACAAGTTCAATGGGGTAAAATTATTGTTACTCCTACAACAGGATCATCTATTACAAAAATAGAGTGTGACCCGGACGACGAAGATGGTGATGGAGACAAGTTTGAAGTCGCCCCCAATCCCGGCATAGGCGGATAATTTACAATAGATATAGTTTAAACCTTTGTGCATCTGCTTTATAGATGCACACTTGCGGATTAAGCACACACAGGCGTGCGTCGCTCTACCAGAGTGAAGGGGATGGTGCAGGTCCATCAGTCCGCTCTAGGTCTTTTTGTTCAAATCTGAAATTGGGGGTCTGTGAAGATAGCCAATTTGTTTTCTAAAAGGTAATAGTATATGATTGAAGATCGAAAAATAATAGAAATGAATATTGCTGATACCATAATGGAAAGGCCATACGGTTTTCGGGTTAATAAGCGACATTTTTATCTATATCCAATAACATTAGGTAAAACATATCTACTTTCAAGGCTCATTGAAAGCCTTGATATGAAGGCTGATATTATTAAAGCAAACCCATATATGGAAGCATTAAGATTATGCCAAGAAAAAAAAGAGACTGTTTGCCAGCTATTATCTTACCATACGCTCAACAAGAAAGAAGAACTATTTAATAACAGAATTGTAAATAGTAGATGCCAGTTTTTGAGGAAAAATCTTTCAAATGAAGAAATGGCGCAACTTCTTGTTATGGTTCTTACTAAAGATAACACGGATGAGTTTATCAAATATTTCGGAATTGACCGGGAACGTAAAGAACTATCTAAAGTTTCAATGATAAAAAACAAGAAAGGCAATTCCATCACTTTTGGCGGTAAAAGCGTATTTGGTTCTCTAATATTACCAGCATGTGAAAAACTCAACATGACTCCACAGCAGATTGTATGGGAAATTAGTTTTTCATTCCTTCAAATGTTGATGGCAGATGCTATTACTTCCGTATATCTTACTGACGAAGAAAAGAAAGAAGCCCGTATTTCCAATGACAGGACATTTGTCAATGCAGACGATCCGAAAAACATGGAAAAGATAAAAGCTATGAGATGGGATTAAATACGAAGAATAGAACAATTTTAAAAATTAGGGATAAAAAAATCACGGGGGTTATACAAAAATCCTCGTGATTTATAGGTAAAACTGAACAATTTTTTAATAATTACTCTAAAGTTATTGTAGTATTGTTAGCTACTGATGCATCAAACTCATAACCAATTTTCATTTCAGCTTTAGATCCACAAGGAAGAGGAAGACATGTGAAACAAAAGATTACTACTGATAGAGGAGTACGATTTTTCCCAGTAATATAAACTTCAGAAGATGAGAAGTTTACATTATCTCCGGATGAAAGAGTTAAATAACGTAGTTTAATACCTAATCTTCCTTTAGTTCCAAACCATGACGATCTTTTTGCTTCATATACTATTCCCTTAGCTATAGTTCCAGCAGGAATAGCTACTATTTTATCTACAATAACATCCCTAGAAACTTTAAAATCGATATTCTGCCCTTCATGTACTTGAGAGGCTCTAACATTACTTATGGCTTCCAAAGGAACAACAGTACCAGCTTTAATGATAACTTCTTTCTTTTCTTGAGCAAATCCCATTATTGAATAAATAAACACCGCCAGTAATAATAAAATATTCTTCTTCATAATTATTGAGTTTTTATTTTTACAACTTTTCTATTGCCATTTTAATTGATTCTTCAAGTCTATCCGCATATTTGAATATATCATCTATGCTATCAATCTGAATCCAGTCGCAGCTTTTGTATTTGTTTACTGGTATTCCTATTTGCTTCTTTCTTGCTCCAATAGAAATACGACATATCCAATACCATTGACTGTTGTCTAAACTTATAACGAAATAAGTCTTATAGTCTTTATATGTAATCCGTGAAGCGTCTACACTACGCCTAAGTATGCTTCTCACGATATTATAAGCATCCATTTCCTCTTGTGTGGTGATAATCCCTGCTTCTTTATCCATATAAACTATCCCTTCAGGTAGTTTGTTTTCTGTATTTTCTTTGGGAGAATTAGGTAAATTACTAGAAATATTAGTTGTGTCTTCAACCTGTTCGTCATTTTTCATTGCTGTATTAAGCCTTTCAGCTATGATATCATTTATTACCATAGACATTGACTTTTTTACAAGCGGGGTGAACATTTCAACTACCTTTTGTGTGATTTGCCCGGTTGTGTATATTTGTTTTGCAAAGAATCTAACAAAATCAGATGTAGGAGATTGTATTTCTTTGTTGAAAATTTCCTTTATCTCCGTTGTGTATTTTAATTCATTTGCTGTGCTAAGTACATTGTTTTCATTGTAATAAGATTTGTGGAATTTTTTCAGCTGTTCTATGTCTGCATCAGACAGATCTAGCATATTTACAACTAAGAATGGCCTTTCATCCATAATGTTAACCTTCTCCAAATCGGTATAGAAACGGTATTCTATGCCATTGGTGAGGACTCCAAAGCGAGACTTAGAGGCTACGAAATATTTTTGTAGTTGGGTGTCATGCAGATTCAAGTCTTGTTTGCAATGCTTACACTCTATAAGAAGTATCGGGTTTTTGTCCTTCATTATAGCATAGTCAATCTTTTCTCCCTTCTTTTTGATTAAGTCACAGTCCATTTCCGGAACAACTTCGAAAGGATTAAAGACGTCATAACCTAAAGAAGCTATCAATGGCATTATGAAAGCATTTTTTGTGGCTTCTTCTGTAGATATGCTATCTTTTTGTTTTTTTATGCGGTCTGACAGTTGTAAAATTTGATCCTTGAAATCCATATTTTTACAGTTTTACAATAACGTTTGTACAAATATATTTTATATAACAATACAAACAAAATTAAAGATAAAAAAATAATGTATTAAATATGTTTTTCTTATAATAGTGGCACTAACTGCGCCATTTTTGTTATCTTTGTATTGCCGTGTAATGTTGCACGGAACTATTTCTATCGAAAAGACTTATGGCTGGATTACACTTTGATATCACTGGCGATAACTCCAACTTCATACGCAAATTACATGAATGTGAGAATGGAGTAAGAAACACTTCTAAACAAATAGAACAAAGTGGGTTAAGTATTGAAGATCTATTTAACCGTATGACTAAAGCTGCTGCTGCTTTTGGAGCAGGATTTACAGCGAAAGAGTTGATTTCAAATATTGCTCAAGTTCGCGGTGAGTTTCAACAGTTGGAAGTCGCATTTAAGACGATGTTAGGCAGTGAAGAAAAAGCAAATGCTCTTATGCAACAACTGGTAAAGACTGCGGCTACTACACCATTTGATTTACAGGGAGTTGCTAATGGAGCTAAACAACTCCTTGCTTATGGGGAAAATGTAGAAAATGTTAATGACGATTTGATACGTTTGGGTAATATTGCTGCCGGTTTATCCCAACCTCTTGGAGATATCGTTTATCTTTATGGTACTACAATGACCCAAGGTCGTTTATATACCCAAGACCTCAATCAGTTTACTGGCCGTGGTATACCTATGATTCGCGAACTAGCAAAGCAATTTAATGTTGCGGAAAATGAAGTTAAGGGACTTGTTGAAGCCGGAAAGGTTGGTTTCCCGGAAGTTCAAAAGGTTATCATGTCACTTACTAATGAAGGCGGAATGTTCTACAATCTTATGCAAGAACAGTCAAAGACAATTACTGGGCAAATCTCTAATATTGAGGATGCTATTGCTACCATGTTTAATGAAATAGGAAAAGCCAATGAAGGTATCATTAACGATGCTTTATCTGGAGTTTCCTATCTAGTTGAAAACTATGAGAAAGTGGGACGAGTACTGTTAGAAATCGTAGGAACCTATGGAGCATATCGCACCGCCCTAATGGTTACTAGTTCTTTGCAAGCTTTACAAGCATCAGGGATTACAGCTTTGACAACCAAAGAAGCTGTTCACTATGGATGGTTAGTCTTAACTAAAAAAGCTCAAGACGCTTTGAATTTATCAATGCTAAAGAATCCGTATGTATTGGCTGCAGCTGCTATTGCTGGATTGGCTTATGGCATTTATAAACTTGCCACAGCAGAGACTGAAACAGAAAGAGCTGTTCGCAAAACAAACGAAGCACTTGAAGCGCAAGAAGGTTATTATGAAGGGTTAAAAAATAAAGCGAGTGAACTGTCAAATATTTTAAGTAATGAATCCAAATCTATAGAAGAACGTTTTATTGCATATCGCCAATTGCAGCGTTTAATGCCTGAAGTGTTCCAAAATATGGATTGGGAAACTGCAAAACGAAAAACAAATGCGGAGCTTATAAAACTTGAGACCGATGAACTTTTAAGGCGGCAACGTATTGGTTTAAAGACTAAGGTTGTAATGTCTCAACAAAAAATACAAGGTCTGGAAAACAGTATAATTAAAACTGATAATAGAGGGGGGTATACGGGAGCATTGAAAGAAGATTTATCTGCTGCAAGAAAAGAACTTGAAATTTATACTAAAGCTTTAGATGATTTTGAGAAAGCAGACGAACAAGCTAAAAAGGATGCTGATAAGCCTACTGTCTACAATAAAAAATATTGGGAAGGGAAGAAGAAAGAAGCCGAAGATGCCCGCGCTGCTTTAGACTCTTCTAAAGAAAATTCAAAGGAATGGAATAAATATACAAAACAAATACAGGAAGCGCAAAAACAAATAGATAAGTATTCGGATTCTAAAACAGCCAAAGAGTATAACTCCATCGTAAACCAACAAAAGAAAATCTCCGAACTATTAGACAAGCAAGCAACCGAAAGGAAGCGCAAGGAACAAGATCTGGAGAATCAACTTACCCAGTCTCGTATTGACGCTATGGCAGAGGGAGAAGCCAAGATTCGTGCACAACGTGAATTGGACAACAAGAAGGAAATACAGGATTTAGAACGTCAGCGGGAAGATTATATCCGAACAGAGATCGAGCTTCAGCGAAAGGCCTTTGATGAACAGGAGAGTTTGCGGGAAAAGCAGACTAATAACTATAAAAAGAAAACGTTTGATGCATCTTCTGTGAAAGTTGATACATCTGCTTTTGATCCCATAATAGGAAATATAAAGAAACGTCAATTCAGAGACCAAATAAGTGAGCAAGAACAGGATTGGAATGAGTATATAATAAAATATGGTACATTTCAGCAGAAAAAAGAGGCTATTGCACGTAAATATAACAAAGCCATAGAAGAATCAGCAACAGCTGGAGAAGCTGCTTCTCTTCAAAAAGAATTTGAAGAAGCATTATCTAATCTAAATCTTGATAAACTGAAAAATACAATAAATTGGCAGGTGATTTTTGGAGATCTGAGTAAGATAACTAAAGATCAGTTGACAAAAGTGAAAGCACAACTGAATGAGTTTAAAAAATCTTCTGAATTTAAAAATGCAACTCCTGATCAAATTAAGGTTATTGAAGAAGCGGTAGATAACATAAATAATGCTTTAATAGATAAAAGCGGTTTCTTTGGCGGACTAGGCGATTCTCTTACAGAATATGAACAAGCTGTTGTAAAAGTAACAGAGGCTCAAACAGAACTAAATAAAGCCTTGGAATCTGGCGATGAAGTAGCAATTGAAAAAGCGAGAGAAAAGAAGAATGCAGCGGAATTGAATCAATTAAATGCTCAGGTCAATGCAGAAAAGTCTAGGGATAAGGCTATATCTAATATAAATGCAGTTGCTGATGCAATGACTAGATTAAGTGATGGATCAGCAAGCTTATCAGAAGTAGGGAATATTGCTGGTAATTTAGTTGATGCTTTTGCAGAATCAGGAAGTAAAATTGGGGGAACTATTGGGGCTATATTAAGTATTATAGATCAAATTGGAGAAAAAGGAGTTGTAGGGTTTGCTGGAGGTATTGTAAAATCATTAGGTCATGTAGCAGAGAAAGCTTGGGGCGGTTTTGCAAATGTATTGACTCTGGGTAAATTTAATATCGGTGGGGCCGATTATTCCGACTATAATGAGATGGTGGAAGAATATAATAAGTTAAATGACATATGGGATGAGTTGATAGATAAAAAGAAAGAATACATAGATATGTCCTATGGTCCCGAAGCCGCTAAAGCCGGAGAGGAAGCTATTGAAATAGCAAAAAAGAGCATTGAGTCTTATAAGCTATTAGGGAAAGAATGGCTTAATTCTGGTGCATCTACTGGTTCTCACTCTATTGGTGTTCGTATTAGAAATAGCATGAGTCAGGAATTATGGGATCAGTGGGATGAGTTTGCCAAGTCAATAGGTCAGAATCCAGACGCAATTGGTGGCCGGCTTACTGGTCTCTTTGATCTGACGGCTGAGCAGCTTGAAAAATTAAAAGAGGAAGCTCCCGGCTTTTGGTCTAAGTTGGATGGAGATGTTCAAAACTACCTCAATAAGATTATTGAAGGTGAAGAGAGAATAGAAGACATTCAAAAGGCCGTTCAAGAGCAATTGACTCAAACATCATTCGATAGCCTGTTTGACAGCTTCATAGATACTCTTATGGATATGGATGCTTCGTCAAAAAACTTTGCAGATAATTTTGGAGAGTACATGCGAAAGGCTATATTCACTCAAATGTTCTCAAAGGGATATGAAGATGAATTAAGAAAATGGTATGACTCCTTTTCTGCAGCTATGGGTAAAGAGGGAGGCATCACCTCTTCTGATATTAAGGACTTAAGAGAAGGATGGGATACTATTGTAAATGGTGCTCTTGAAGACAGAAAGGCATGGGAGCAGATCGTAGGCGGTGGCGGCACATCTACTTCCCAGGAATCTTCCAAGAAAGGATTTGCTACGATGTCTCAGGATTCTGCTGACGAGTTGAACGGACGCTTCACTGCTCTTCAGATCGCCGGAGAAGAAATCAAGAATCAAATGATGGCTGTTGTTATGGGAATAAATTCTCTCACACGCATATCGTCTATTGGGAATGAAGTGCTTAATAACATTTTAACACAGCATGTTATAACCAATAGTTATTTAGATGATATTACCAAATATACGAAATTGCTAAATGACATAAAGGCTGATATATCCGAAGTAAGAGTTAATACTAAGGGACTCTCTACTCGCTAATTATAAACCATAAAATATATACAATATGCCAAAAGGTGAACTTTTTATAAACAATAAAGATTCCTACGACAATTGGGGAATTAGTATGGATACATCTTCTCTATCAGCACTGATGACTCCTGCTCCTAATAAAGAGTTTATAGAGAATAAATCAAGATTAGAACATGGCAAGCGCGTAATAGCTGCCAGCCCCAAAGTAGATGAGCGTAATCTTACGTTGACTATCAATCTTACTGCTAAAGATGAAAATGAGTTCTTTGAAAAATATGATAGTTTTTGTCAGGAATTGGCAACTGGAGTATTAAATATTAGATCTAAATATCAGCCTGATATAGTATATCGTACAATATATCTTTCATGCAATCAATTTACTCAGTTTATGAGGGGAATTGCACATTTTTCATTAAAGATAGTAGAACCTAATCCTATGGATAGAAAAATTAACGATTAGAATGGCACTTTTAATGTCATTTTTTTGTATGTTTGTATCAAACATCGTATGAAGGTATACGAAACTTATGATAGACATCAAAGACATATCCGGCAACATCCGTCTTTCTACTCCTATCAACGAAGGTAGTAAAAGAAAGTTCCAGCTAATGAGTTCTGATTACATTACTCTCAAGTTCTCATTAGCTGAACCTGTCTACTTTCAGCTTGGGGATTACATTGATGACGAGAATATTGGCCTGTTTGAGCTTGTAGACTTGTATAAGCCTACTTACAATACTACTACCGGGGGATATGACTACGAATTAAAGCTTGATGCTTACTATTGGAAGTGGAAAAATAAGAAGTTCTTCTATACTCCTCAAAGTAGTGGAAGAGAAGCTAGCTGGAACCTGACAGCCACTCTTGACGTTCATCTTAAAGTCTTCCTTGATAACCTGAAATCACTCGGATACAAATATAGAGAAGAGGATTTTAAATATGAGATTGACACTACGGTTGAAAACACTTCCAAGCTCGTTTCGTATGATAGCGTAAACCTGATTGATGCCCTTACCCAAATGGCGGAGACATGGGAATGCGAGTGGTGGATAACGGATAAGACAATTCATTTCGGACGCTGTGAATACAGCTCTCCCGTAGATTTCAAGGCCGGTGATTTGACAGATACTGAGAATGTGAACGTCAACAGTATGACACGCAGTGACAGCCAGACAACCTATGCTACTCGTGTTTATGCTTTTGGTTCTACTCGTAACATTCCTTCTACTTACCGTAAGAATCTTATTTTTGATGTCAAGCAGGTCAATGGCAGGGAAATATCTGATACAGCAAGGCCTCTTGATATAAAGTACTTTCCTGACCGAGTGGTTCATAAGGAGGAATATCCAGTAAATGAGGGCATAGGTAGTGGTGCTTTTACCGCGTCATATACAGAATGGACGCATGACACTGATATTGTAGCTTCGTTGCCTTCAGGGGATTATAAGGTTTCCTCAGGAGATGGCATATCAATTAATGTATCTACGGTTATTCCTTCAATCGGAGCGGGGCGTTCTTTTCTTCCCGTCGGTGATTATGTATTGAAGGCCTCTTATATCTATAAAGTATCCGGCTCAACTAAAGAAGTTTCTATAGGTAACCAAACGGTAACCTTAGATCAGGATCAGCAATACGAAGTATCTGTAGCGTTTGCTGTATCCTCTTCTTTACAGATTGAAGGAAATGCCACAGATCTAAAGATTAGAATATATGTACGTGTTCCATCTCGTGAGTCCTCTATTCTGAACGATTCCTTCTCGGCTTATGTTTCATACGATATAACTCTGTTCAAAGGATCATCTGCAGATGCTACAGTAACCTTCCTTTCCGGACTAAATTCGGGTAATACATTCTCTTGTGTATATAATCCGGACCATTTAACAGGAGATTCGGCTAATGTTATACAATTGCCGAGTGGAGTTACGGCTTCTTTTGGTGACAGATATACGATTGACAACATCATCAAGGGAAAGGTACCTGACAGCTACTTCAGCAAAGACGACAAGGAGCTCACCTTAAATGGTGTGGTCCAGAAACGTCTTATGCTCCCGGAGGAGGTCTCTTATGTAGATGCTTACCGTTATAGCCCTTCAGGGGAGCGTATATACATTGGTGAAACACATTATGACGACAAGAATAATGTGGAGATGTCACAAGAAGAAGCTATAGAGGAGATTGTAATCTTTGAAGATGAATATCCCAAATATGTCGGCACATTATCAAATGTAACATACCGCGAGGAAGATGAACTTGATGAGGACGATAATCCAACAGGGGATAAATATCGTATCTATACGTTCAAGGATGCAGGACTTAAGAATTTTACAAATGACTTCCGACTGGACGGAAAAAGTTTCCGCTTAATCTTTCAGACAGGTAAACTCGCTGGTCTGGATTTTGAATTGCTTCTGCAGGATAGTGATGATTCCGGTGCAACTTTCGAAATTGTACGCAATGAGGATTACGGGCGTTACCTCCCTGATGACGTATTGTTCCCTGCTAATTCTGACACATATGTACTTTATGGCTTTGATACAGCTTACGTTTCAGAGGGACTGATTCCTGACGCCGAAGATGAGTTATTGAAAAAGGCAAAAGACTATGTGAAGAAGTCTATGATTGATCCTTCCACCTACGACTGTGATATGGACCCTGAGTTCATCTATAATAATGGGAATATTATCACCTATGAGGTGGGAGACAAAGTTAACCTGATCAATAAGGCTTTCTTTCCTAAGAGCAGACAATCCAGAATAATTGGTTTTGAGTGGCCGCTGGATATTCCTTACGATCATCCAATTTATACGGTTGGAGAGACTGCCTCATATTCGCGTATAGGCGAGATAGAGAGTAAACTTGATTCTCTTACATACAAGGGACAGGCATATACCGGTTCTGTGTCAGGAAGTGGAGGAACGAGTATATATCTCATTGGTTTGAATGACAAGACTGTTCCTACGGATCGCAATACATTTTCGGCAAAAAGAATTATTGATGAGATTGAACGTCGTTCCCTTAGCAGCATTGAAGATGATAAGGCAGAAGGATTGATAACTCTCGGTAAGGGATTTGTGTCGGAAGGATTTTCTGCAGCCAATGCCGGTTTGGTAGTGCGTGGCGGAGAGTTGATAGAAGAAATTGAAGATTCATTGATTGAAGAATTAGAATAATATGGCAATACTAAGTAACGGTAAGTTCTACGGATTTCTTTGTTCTGTGAAAGCGACAGGACGTAAGTTGTCAAACGGCGTTAAAGAATACGTCGAAGACTTCGTGTCCGGATTTGCCGGCCATGGATGGAAGCTGTGGGAGTATATCAAGGGCAAATGGAAGCTGGAGATAGACAGTCTTGTTGTTCGCGAGACAATGGTCGTTTTTGAGCTCCTCATTCAGAAGATCCGCGCGGTGAAGGGTGCACTGGGCATCACTCAGGCATGCGGTCGTATAAAGACTGCCACGCTGGATGAGTCGGGGCAGAACTGGCTGGTGACTATCGAGGATGAGATGTCTTTTGTCGCACACGATTTCATCCGGTGTCAGGATTGGACGAATGGTACCCTTAAAGGCTATTGGGTCGAGATATCTGAAATACGCAAGATTGACGGTGTTGATACAATCGTCATACCCGTTAGTGATTTTACCGGTGGTATAGGCTATGTGGATGGCATGGAAGCTGTCGATCCGGCCTTGTCTGGCATGACGACTCCGGCCATCGGTGATGAGATTGTTCAGTTCGGTAACTCGAAGGATGTAAATCGTCAGAGTGCGATCTATCTGCATGCCGATGAAGGTGGACAGCCTGCAATCGATATTCTGTTTGGTATCAACAGCAAGAGTTTTGCCGGTTGTACGAAAATCCGTATGGGCGGAGAGCTTCCTGGAACGGACGGTCTTAAAGGTTTCTACTGCGAAAACGGCATGATCAAAGGTACAGACTCTACAGGGCATGTAGTTTACTGTATCTATCCGGACGGAACCGCAGAGTTTGGAGACGGATCAGCGAAGTTTGCTACGGATAAATCCGGATATATAGCCGGAGGTGCCATTTCGTGGCATTGGGACGCGTCGAAAAACAAATATGTATGCTCCATGAAAGGAGTGGTCCTTACATGGGATAATCTGGACGAGGAGACAAAGGAGAATCTCAAGGGTGAACCGGGTAAAGACGGGCAGGACGGTACGAATGGCACTGACGGCAAAGACGGTACAAGCCTCATTTTTATGGGAGAATTCTCTTCTGCTCCGGCAGATCCTCAGAACGGATACTGGTACCGTAATACCACCGACAAGAAATGCTACGTATACCAGGATGGCGCATGGTATGTAATGACTGAGGATGGTAAGAATGGTCTTGATGGAGAAGGAAGCATCTCTGCTGATCTTGACGATGAAATGCAGTCTGTAGCTTGCTCTCTGGACGGGACAGTGGTATCCGGTTTGCCTGTCACAACAACATTCTCCATGTTCTATGGAACGACTGAACTTTCCCTTGATTCTCTTTCTGTAGGCAGCATCACAGGTGTGACAGCAACGGCTGATCGTAGCACGGGGATAGTTAAGGTAACAGCTATTACTGCTGCGGTGGCTGATGTAATTCGTATACCCATAACGGGACGGGTAACATACAAAGGTTCTCAGTATGAACGTACCCTGCATTTATCGATAAACAAAGTGAAGCCGGGGGAGAATGGAGAGAATGGGACCGACGGAACAAATGGTCAGAACGCGGTCATTTACTCGCTTCAGCCGTCGATCAATATCATAAAGAGAGATGCTGACGGGAACAGTGATGTCTCGAATATATCCTGCCGGGTAATGAAGACCGACGGAGCTTCTACTGTCGTATCCTCTCTGCCGGTTGGCTACTCAATGGATTATATTATAGACTCAGGGAATGCGACTAGCTATACTCCGGATAAGCAAATATCCGTCTCCGGGATAACAGATAAGATACAGTTCCGGCTTTACAATGAAACATCGGGAGTAGTACTGATCGACCGCGAAACGATTGCTGTTGTCTCAGACGGGAAGAAGGGGCTTGACGGTATAAATGGTGAAGATGGTAAAGACGGTCTCAGTATTACGTGGAAAGGGGATTTATCAAGCGCTCCTGCCAATCCTCAAAAAAACTGGGCTTATCGCAATACCAGTAATGGTATCGTCTATATCTATAACGGCACCGCTTGGGAGTTGATGGTTGCGGACGGTCAGGACGGAACAGATGGTACTGACGGCACGGATGGCCTGAGTGTTTTCATTACATACCATGACAGCGAAGATGAACCATCCCGTCCGACCGGAAGCGGGACAAGCGGAGGATGGCACACTAACGCAACAAAAGATGTTGTCTGGATTTCTCAGAAGGTCGCTTCAAGCGCTTCTTCCGGCACATGGGGTGATCCTATACGATTCAAGGGATTGCCGGGAAAATATACGGAGCTACGGTATAAGTATGCTTTCGGAAAGCCTGCTACGCCTACCGGTACAAATCCGGCAGGATGGTCCCTTTCTCCGGATCGGGAGGATATTACCTTCTCGTATTCGGGTAACTTTACAAAAGACGGTGATTACTATGTCTCTCCATCTCCTACATCTCATTCCTCGACATACAAGCAAAGGGTGTCATTTACGACAAGAAGAGCTAATCAGATGATACATATAGAGATTGATGTATCATCCGAGCAGAACTACGACAAGGGTATCGTAGAAGCCCTTGATACGTCCTATCGCATGGACAACGAACATGCCTGGGAGGGAAGTGGAGTAACCAATGCGGTGGTGGATATTGCAGTGCCTACAGCCGGCAGTCACTTTGTTGAGATTGTATATACGAAAGCCGGCAGCACAAGCAGTAACGAGGACAGAGTCAAGTTCCGTATGCTCGATCCAACGACCTGCTGGTATTCCACTGCAGTGATTGATAGTAAAACAACTCCTTCCTGGAGCGAACCTGTCATATTCCCAACGGACTCCAAGACCGAGGAGCAGGTTTACCTGCTTGCAAAGTCTAAGCGTAATGTTATTGACCTTCCGACATCCAACGAATATGTTAACGAATACATTGGTGATGCTCCTGAATATAGTAGCTCAAAATTCTATTCGGCAGGTAACATAGTAAAATACAATGATGTATACAAGGTAGCTATTCAGGCGCATTCGGGGATTGCTCCGACTAATGAAACATACTGGGAAGATGTACTCTGGTGGGTGGATAATCCTCGTGGAGCATCGGAAACTTATCCTTATGAGTATACTTGTGAACGTACTCTACAGGATGGGAAATGGGGAGAGTATAAGAATTATCACCTGTTTGGGCATTACGGGAAGGACGGCGAACCGGGTGCAGATGGCAAACCGGGAGAGGATGCAAATCTCCTTCCTTGGGTAGAACGATGGGATAATAATAAGACACTGATAGATGGCGAATATGTCGTTTCTCCGAAGATGTTTTCCGGTACAAAGGATAGTGGTGGGAAACTGACCGGTATTGCATTAGGAAGAGATTGTATTACAGTCGATGGAGAGAAAAGAACGGGAATCTTTGCTCTTGTGGGTGGAAATATTGTATTTAAACTTGACCCAATATCCGAAGAGTATGAGTTTCAGGGTAGTGTGGTGACAGATTCAATTACAATGAAAGATTTTGCACATCTTTCACAGGCTATATTTAAAGGAGACTTTATGTTCTCTCAACAAGGAATAGATGCTGATGGGAATCCAACCTCCAATTATCAAGAATTTAATCAGGAAAATCCGCAGGGTGGGAATTTTAAACCTAATCTGGCATTCAATCTTAAAACAGGGGATCAATATTCGAATGGGGGACATGTATATGGATTTGCGACCAATACTCCTATACAAGCTAATGGTACTTCAGTAGATCCCGACAAGGTTGCTTACAGTAAAGTGAACATATTATTTAGCGGAACTTCTTCCTTGCGTTTGCCTAATGATAAGAAGTTTGATGGAGTTGAATTCACAATTGTAAGTACTGCTTCCCGATCATTTGATGGTAGTGCAAATATTTATAGGGAAGGTGGAGGAGATACTAATTACTCAGCTACAGGTATACACTACAAAGGTGTAGAAATTAGGACGTGCTATATGAGATCGGAAGGGTCATTTATAAGGTTGATCGCTCATTGGAACGGTTCTAAATTAAAATATTACGTAGTCGGTCATAGTGATAATTTTGCCATGATTGAGCCTATTTTAAACACTCAAGGAGCAAGTGCAACACTGGGTATATGGTTTGTAGATCGAGTTTATACATCAAGTACTAGCATGCGAGTCTATTATAACGATATTAATTTATTCTTATTTATGCTCAACGTGTATAGTGGAAAAGACGCTCCTAATACTGGTGGTTTAAACTTTACTTCTCCAAGTAGTTGAGTTTTGTTCAATGTATAACAACAAAGAATCAAGATAATATATATGCGAGCAAAAGGTACAATAATCAAGTTGGCAATCTCCATCGACCTCCCTTCGGGGCTGACGATGGATGATGTGGACTTCCAATGCCGCTTCTTTGTCTTCTCCGCCTCACAGGTGATAGAGAAGTCTCAGATGGTACGCATTAATGAGAATAGCTACACCTGCTACATAGACACAAAGATAATCGGATCGGGGGAAATCTGGCTGGAGACTACGGCTTACCTTCCTGACTCCGACTATGAAGGTGGAACAAGAGTAGAGGTAGATAAGATGAATACCGGTATAAAGACAGTGTAAAATGGGATGTATATCTGTACATATCGAAGCTATCAAGGGCATTGGAAATGTCTCGGCCAAAGCTGATGAGATGAAGGTTTCCGCTTCGGCAACGGGCATGAAGGTGTCGATAGGGGTTGTCTGTGATGTTGGGCAAAAAAAATATGTAAAAGTGACTCCCAAACACATATGGCTCACTCCTGATAATGACTATATGGCTGATGTGGATATCATGTCTAATACTGTATGGACTATTGTTCAGACTGAGTAGAATTAATATATTGTTTAATTTAAAATATTACTATTATGGCAAAACCTATTTGGGTAAAGTTGGATAGAAATACCGGTTCAGGAAATGGAACGGTGGCAAATAGTTCGAATCCCCACACTGGACGTGTGGCAAGAAAAGGTACGTTACAGGTTGACGGTGTTGGTGCTACAGTTCCGGACGTATATGAAGTGACTCAATCTCCAAAACCGGAATTCGCTTCCTTCGACAATGGTTCGGAAATGTCTGCTCCCAAGACTGCGGGGACTGTGACTGTTGAAGGTAAGACAAACTCATCAAAACTTACGTTTGCATTTGCAGGAAGTGTAACGGATGTAAATCTTCCATCTAATTATAGAGCTAACGGCACACAGACAAACAATGGTACTGCTATTTCAGGAGACCCTGGTGCAACTTCTGAATTCGCTTTCTCCATTGAGTTAGAGCTTCCGGAAAACACAACAATAGAGGAGGTTACAAGAAACTTGAAAGTGGCAGCAAATGGTGGTCAGTCGTCTCAGATTGCTATCAAGCAGGCAGCAGGAGACGCATATGTGAGAGTTTCACCAAAGAGTATTACTATTCCTCAGGATGGTTCTGCGGTATCTGTTACTATTGAATCAAATACTACTTGGACTATCTCCTAATCTATGGCAATCCAGAAAGTGTCTGAAGAGATTAAACTTCCTTGGAAAGAAGGAGAAGGCAACATCGTTATCACTCCTGGTCCTAATTGGGGCGCAAGCGCATCAAGCGATGTTGCCAACGAAGGACTCGACAGGGAGCAGACTGTTGTGTTTAGGACAACTAATAGTGGAGTACAGGCATCTGTCTCCACTACCATCTCCCAGATAGGCAAGAGACAGGCATTTGCTGTTGCTGAAGGACGTTTCTTGCTGTCGGATGGAAGTACGTTTAATGTGATTAAAAAAGAGTTTGCATGAGTGATTATAATAGCGGATTTACAGGAGATAGAGTTGTAGAATTACTGAACATGATTCCCAACTTGGCAAAGGCAGACTTGTCTAACGCTATGACTCTATCCTTGGGCATGAACGGATATGCTAAGTTTAATAATGGTTTATTGATTCAGTGGGGATACAAGTCAAGCTCAAGCAACGACACCTATGTGTATTTACCACTATCATTTTATAATACCAGTTATGTTCCTGTGATTACCTACTACGAACCGGGCAGCGGTATGAATGTTGTTACTGGTTTTATAATATCGGTAGGTACAAACCTTTTTAGAATACGTAGTAGATATGCCACTGGGGATAATAATGGTACTGGCGCGGGAACTAATCCTTTTTATTGGATAGCCGTCGGGCGCTGGAAATAAATAATATTATGGCAAAATATTGGAAACAAGGATTCTACGATGAGCCGCAAGAAGGTTCAGTAGAGATAACGGAAGAATACTGGCAGGAGTTGCTGGACGGTCAGTCATCCGGAAAGGAAATAAAGGAGAACGAAAGCGGCTATCCCGTATTGGTTGATCATGAGTATACCCTTGATGAACTAAAAGAGATGAAGATAGCGGATATTAATGCTTATGACAAGTCAGACGCTGTGAATTCATTCACTCTCTCCGGAAAGAGAATGTGGCTTACCAAAGAGGACCGCGTAGGTCTTGTTAATTCAATCAATATTGAGAAGCAGGCCGGAAGACTGGATACCGTTTTATGGTTTGATGCGGTAAAGTATACGATACCTGTTTCAAGTGCTCTCCTTATGCTGAACTCATTAGAGTTATACGCTCTTGATTGCTATAATGTGACGCAGCAGCATATTGCTGTAGTTCGGGGATTGCAGACGGGAGAGGAAGTCGAGTCTTACAACTACAAGACCGGTTATCCGAATAAACTAGAGTTTTCATTATAAACAGATAAAACTATGATTTTGACACTACTATCATTATTGGTTTTCGCATCTTATGTTGGTGTGATGATTTACAAGACAAAGGGTATCCCTTATTCTATTTCCGATACCTATTACATTCTGAGTAACAGGTATTGGTTCGGTATATGCATGATTCTCCCGTCTTTGCTGTTGCTTCCGGCCGCATTGGATGCAAGTACAGAAAACAGTCAGTTTTTAATCTTTCTTTCTGTAGTCGGAATGATCGTGTTGGGAGTATCCCCAAACTTTAGAGGAGCACACAAGAAAGCTCATATAGCCGGCGCGGTGATGTCGCTTGTCTTCTCCCAGATATGGGTAGGATGCAACTCGTGGTATTGGCTGCTGCTATGGGCTGCATTTCTGATCTACGCGATAACGTTTGTAGTCAAGAATTGGTCCGGAAACCCTATATGGGACCTGACGGCATGCAAGTCGATGTTCTGGATTGAGTTAATTTCATTGCTAACCGTTTATTTGACCTGTTTGCTATGAAAGAAGCTATAGTACATACAACTACAGGCGGATTTGCAGCAATCGCTACCGCATTTGTTTCCGAGTCATTGCAGGATATGATTCCGTGGCTGATTGTATCATGCGCGGTAATCCTTTGTGATCTTCTCTTCGGTGTCAGAAAAAGTATGCTAATGGGTGAAAAAGTCAGATTCTCTCGTGCAATTCGCGCTACTATGGGAAAGATGGTTACTTATTTTGCTTTTGTCTGCATGGTCTGCATGATCACTGTGGCAAGTCATAGCGAATATCCTATTGATGTGTATTCTTGCTTATTGGTATGCTTCATCGAAGGGTGTTCGATTGTCGGCAATATATTGAAACCAAAGGGGGTCAATATAAATGTAATTGGAGCTTTGGGAGTCTTTGGAAAGAAGGTGTTCAAGGTTGACAAAGAAGATGTGAGAGACATAATTCAAGAAGAAAATCATGAGTTGGATCAAAGAAAGTAACCGTCCTAAGCACCTGCTTTACGCTATCCCGGCAGGTGCACTGCTTACCATCTTGTTTGTCGCAGGATTGGCGGCAGGAATGGAATTTAAAGATAGGCAATGGGGTGGCAAATGGGACTGGCTTGATATTGCGGCGACATTGATTGGAGGCCTTATCGGTCAGGTTATTCAGACATTAGTATTGATTTTAATTTTATAGGAGGAAACATATATGGCAGATGTGAAGAAATTGGCACCGTTTATTCTAAAATGGGAAGGCGGTTTCGTTAATGATCCGGATGATTTGGGAGGTGCTACTAATATGGGTGTAACAATCGCTACCTATGAGGCGTATTGTAGAAAGAAAGGCTATCCTAAACCGACTATAGAGAGACTAAAGAATCTTTCCAAGGAGGAATGGACAGAGATATTGAAAACTATGTACTGGGATAGATGGAAGGCAGACGAGATCAAGTCTCAGTCGGTCGCTAATATTTTAGTTGATTGGATATGGGCCTCCGGTATCCATGGTATCAAGATTCCGCAGGAATTGGTTGGTGTAATGCCGGACGGAATTGTCGGACCAAAAACTATAGCGGCAGTTAATTCTAAGAATCCACGCGAGTTATTCGATCGTATCAAGATTGCCCGCTTTGATTTTATAGAAGATATCTGCCGGAAGCGTCCCGCAAACAACAAGTTCAAACGCGGGTGGCTGAACAGAGTTAACGATATCAAATTTGAATCATAATAAGAGGAGGAACAATCATGAAATCAACAGTTATAACCTTCACAAAGGGTGAGAAGAATTATGTAAGCGATGCCGTTCAGGTAAATTCTGCGGAAGTAGGATTGCAGATTACATTTGAAAAAGGCGGTAAACTTTGGGTGTATATAAGCTATGACGGGCAGAATTACTCTCCACTGCCGAGTAGAGGCTATACAAAAGTGTTTGCTTGTCCGGTTGTCGGTTGTATCCCCGGACAGTATCTTAAAATCGAATGTGAAACGGAACCGGTAAAGGCTTCTATTTTTGAATCAGAAGAGTGATGAACGCAATAGGATTAAATCCAATTAAGCTTGATGCGATAGGGCTTGATCCTATTCGCATGAATGCGATACGCTTGGGAGTTCCGGTAGCTTCTTCGGGCTCCGGTCGTCCCTACATCGACCCCGAACTACTCAGCCACGTCAAGATGGCTATATCCACCTGGGGCAAGACAAACGACGACCCTGACCGGGCAATCTTGAAGGACTTGTCCGGCAACGGGAACGACATGCGCCTGCTGAACTTCGGATTTGCGGAGGGCAGTGGATATGGATTACCGGGAACCGACTTCGAAGGCTGGCTATGTACAGACGGAGTAGACGACATGATAGTCAGCAAAAAGACCGTTGACGAAATGATAGGAGATAGCAAGGAATGTACTGTCATTAGCATAATTAACTATATTTCCGATATAGGCTCTGATCATGTCAATGTATTGGGCAAAAGGTTTATCCGGAATAATATGTTCGAAAGGAATGGCCTTAATGGCAAATATTATATTTGTGGATATACGTCCTCAAGTATTAACGAGATAGGAAATGTTACGGTTGTCAATGATATTTTAGGAGATAAGAATGATTTCACTGCTAGCTATCCTACAGCTACTGGAGTTGCTGATTATTTTTCAGTTATCGGATATCTTGATACAAATAATGTTCCTCGAAAATGTGTTAAAATTGCCTACGCAGGAGGATTCATCGCTAATAAAGTTCTGACCACTGACGAAATCAATCAGATCATCGCCTACTATAACCTTGACCGTCCGGGACAGATCATCAAGCCTCAATTGTACTATAACATCAAGAAGCAAGGTATCACCAACGATAACCACGCTGAGTTTAACGATCAGTTGATCGACTTCATAAACGGTCACAACATCCAGTTAAACAATATCGGTTGGGAAGGGGAGAGTGGTATCAATAGCTATCCGGTTGTGTTTGGTGCTAATAAAACTTGGGGTAAAATGGCTAGTAGTAATAATACTGATTTTATATTTGAGCTTACTGGAAATTCTATCCACCTCACAAAAGCAGATGATAATTTAGCCTTATTGTTTACTTATGTTTATAAAGACGGAACAGTTAATGAAGTTCCTATTCCTACTTTTAAACTCAAAGTAACCGGACTTAAAGAAGGTCAAAATGTTGTTTATAATTATGTTTCGGAAGATAATGTTAGTGATATTACCTCGATTAGAATCACTGAAGATGGAGAATATGTTTGTCCTAAGAGCACTATATTTGTCCCAGAAGAAGTTTTATCTAATGTTTGGATAGGATTTAAAGTTAACCCAGAAAATATAGATTTGGATATTACCATCGAAGTCCTCCCCACCATCGAACACGCTCTCAGCCTAGACGGAATCAACGACTTCGGCAAGGTAACCGGTCTCCCTGTTTTGAAGGACTATACGGTAGCTGCTCTTCGTAAATGGTTATATGATGATTCTGTAACAAGTACTGAAACTGGCTCTATTGTTTCTAAATCTAAAGTTGGTAATGGCGGTGCTTTTATTTTAGAGCAGACGTTTAATCGAAATCCTTCTCGCTCTAGCGCCTTTTCTTTTGGCACAGTTAACTCGTTGATGAATAATGATAAGTTGAACGAAGAATCATTTACTTATCAAACTAAATATAGTTATAATGGTAATCCCATCCAAGCAGGTGCAGGCATTGACAGTGATTCTATGTGGCTGGGAACAATTAGAGATGGTGATAGCAGATTCTCCAAACTCGCCCTTTGGTCACTCATGCTCTTCCCCTACAGTCTCTCCGAATTCCTATTGGAGAGACAGTTGAGAAAGTACAAGGCAGGCACTCTTTATCCGGACATGATCGAGTTCAGACCGATTGTAAAGAGTAACATCCCTTACTCTTCAATCTCCTACTCAGTTAATCCGGGAGTGTATGTAACCGAAGGCAGCGCGGTAACTATCACCATAACCTTGTCAAACGCTTCTGATAAACTGGTCGGCGTATCATCTAACGCCATCAGCGACATATCCATCTCTGGAGACAATGGAACCTACGAGATAACCGGAAAGGTCACCAAATCTCCTCAGAAGATCAGCATAGTTATCTCCAGCTACTTGACAATGTTAGGTAACGATACTTTAATTTCAAATGAAACATTAATTAAAAACGAATAATATGGAAAAGATATTTGATATAGCAAAAGATAGTGAACAATCGTGGGGTACTTTAGCTACTGCGATTGATGGGAACTTTGAGGAAATAGACCAACAAATCTATGGTTTTGAGGAAGAAATTACAATAGATTTAGGCGCACCTATTTCTAGGAAGTATTATGGTGAGTACTTGAGTCTTATAAATTATGGCGGTAGCCCTACTACATGGTATTATAAAGCAATCAATGTAGAACAATATATCGGTAAAAAACTCAAAATTAGTATTGATTGGCATGGCAGTGCGACGCCTTCCTCATGGGCAGTTTTGTGCGGGTTCCGAAATGATGATAATATAAGCGAAGCTTCATTGCAATATAGTGGAGTTACGCATGAATTAGAATGTTATAACAAGGCGGTAGAAGGAAGATATTCTTTTGAAATTGAAATAACCGATAAATTTCTCTGTGTTGGGAAAAGATATGAGCAAACAGAAATACAAATTGCAGTTATCGAAAAAAAAGGAGTTGTACCAACGATACAAAAACAATTGAATGAAGTTTTAAATCGCACAATTTTTGTATCTACAGAAGGCGACGATAACAACGATGGTTTAACCATCGAAACGGCACTTGCGTCGTTTGCAAAAGCGTTAAGTCTAGGTACAAATATTAAAGTTAAACGTGGTGTTTACAATGAAACATTTGCAATTGTCAATAAGGACAATATCAAAATTATGCCTTATGATAATAACGAAGAATATTCGCACGAGGTTCCATGTAGGGATGTAATTACAATAAGGGGAACACAGTTAGATAATAATGTCGCTAGTTTTACAAATTGCAATAGTTTGCACATTGAAGAGGTTGTGTTTGATACAGCAGGCAATAGTGTATTAAAAATTGTTGATTGTAATAATGTAGTACTAAATTATTGTCAAGCAAATAATAGTGCGAACCTAATGGGATTTGAAGTAATTAATACAAACGCTGTCTTTAACAAGTGTTATTCTTCTAAAAATAAATACGATGGGTTTAATTTTCATGGTTATGGGACAACAATTCTAAATGATTGCATATCCGAGTATAATAATGACGATGGATGTAGTCACCACGATGGATGCGTAGGAACAATTAATGGTGGGGTATTTGAAGGGAATGGCAAATGTGGTATCGCACCAGCATACGGAGCGAAAGTTAATGTGTATTCCGTTATTTGTAAAGATAATAAAATAGGCATTGGCTATTTATCAACTCCCAGTGGTCACACAGATATGAAAGGGATAATAAATTCTTGTGTTATGGTGGGAAATGAACTAGGCTTAAAGGTTGATGAGTTATGCTCAATATATACAATTAACTGTAAGTATAATGGCAACACAACCGACAAACAAATAACGGGAACACTTGTAGAATATGAATAAACTTGCATAAATTTAAACTTATTATATGATTATGAAATACATTGTATTCCCTACAGAGAAACTGGACGAGATACCGCAAGAGATGCTCGACGAACTGCACCTGACCCCACGAAAGAGCGTTGACGGTACTCAGGTGATCATGAAGATAGTTCATTACGAAGCTCTTTTTCCGTCCATTATGACCTTGCCATTATTGGACGAAAAAGAAAAAACGGAAAATCCGATTTATCCTTATCCTACCTACGAAGGCGAAGAGTTGAATACTTTATTGTCCGGTCCGGATTGGTCTTCAGATGAAAGTATCATATGAAATCTCTTCCTTGGATATTAGTCTGCCTGCTTGTATGCGTGGTCGTGTGGATGCGTTGTAATCCGCACGATCCTTCGACTGTCTATGTAAAGGGAGATACGATAAGAGTAAGGGACACTATAGTTGACATCGTGCTTATGCCGGTAAAGGAGACCTTAAAGCATACCGATACGGTGTATTTACCGATTATAGTAGATACCACTACCGACAGAACCGTAGAAGGCGACTCGGTTCCGGTGATTATACCGATTACAAGCAAGGAGTATAAGACTGATAATTACCGTGCAGTGGTTAGCGGTTATAAGCCCAGCCTTGACTTTATGGAAATCTACGGAGAAAAGGAAATCATCACTCTAAAACCGAAACAAAAACGTTGGGGTCTTGGCCTGCAATTTGGATACGGCTATCCCGGTGGATTGTATGTCGGTGGTGGAGTAAGTTATAACTTGTTTATGTGGTAAAGAAAGGAGGCTAAAATGATTCATTGATTATTTATCAAATCGAGGAACATCTCGAAATGATTATTAAGCACTAAGTTATCCGGTAAAGTAGAAGGCCGGTTATCATAACAAATGTAACTCTTTTGGGGGATAGAGTAAAAAAAAGAACCCCCAACACTGAAAGTTGACGCCAATCGAACTTTTTAGCATACCAAAAGCATATATAGGAATGTTAAGGATATTATACCCCCGACACTACCTATGTATGCTTTTGTTTATTTGGTACTGAGTACGATTGGCAAAGGCAAAAGTACAATAAAAAATTAAATTACTATGTGTAAGTCAGAGATTTTTGCCGAGATTCTAAATATTGTTGGAAAAGAAACTGAAGTTTCTACTGAATTGATCCTTTCATCAAGTAAAGTTACTGAAGTTGTTGACGCCCGTTCTATTGTAGTATTCTTCCTCACAGAATACGGGCTATACCCTGAACAAATAGCGACTTTGCTTCACAAGACATCCGCTAGTATCCGTTATCTTATATCTACTTTTGAAAGCCGTAAACTGGCAAACAAAATGATTGCAATATATCTGCAAAATATTCGCAAATCGCTTGAAAATGAGCTCTGATTTACCGTATTTCTATTATATACTTTTGTGATGCGGTTAATATTGACCGTGTTATAATTGTATATCAATATGAGTGAAACAAAGACTTACGTTTTCCCGGAGTCAGGCGGGAACGGTGGCGGTAGTGGAATGATGGCCATGCTGGCTCCTCTATTGCAGCAGAAAGGAATTGATCCGAACTTGTTGGTAGCTATGAATGGCAAGAACAACAATAGCGGCTTCGGTGGGGAAGGATCATGGTTTATATGGGTGATTTTTTTGTTTTTCCTTATGGGATGGGGAAACAATGGAAATGGATGGGGAAACAATGGCGGCGGCAACAACGCAGGCGGAATCCCTAATCTTATCAACAACGATGCAGGAAGGGAGTTGCTTATGAGTGCTATTCAGGGAAATGGTCAGGCTATCAATACGCTGGCTACCAATTTGAATTGCTCTGTAGGGCAAATTCAACAGTCTATCAACAGCGTCATGACGCAGATTCAGGGAGTAGGCAACCAAATCGGGATGTCTTCACAGCAGATTATCAACTCCGTGCAAGCTGGTAACTGTCAAATAGCACAAGCAATCGCAGACTGTTGCTGCAAGACGCAGAATGCTATTACTACGCAAGGCTATGAAAGTCAGTTGGCTATCTGCAACCAGACTAATACCTTGGTGAACACGGCCAACCAGAACACCCTGTCATTACGTGACGGAGCAACCGCAAATACAAATGCTATTTTGGGGAAACTGGATGCAATGCAGAATCAGGCCTTACTGGACAAGATCGATGCGCTTCGTGAGGCTAAATCAGCTTTGCAAACTCAGTTATCACAGGAACATCAAACATCGACATTCGGGCAAATGATTGGTCAGGCAACAGCTCCTCTGGGTGCTGCTTTAGGTGACCTCAGTTCGCGCCTGGCAAAAATCGAGTGTAAACAACCAGAGACTGTTACTGTTCCTTACAGTCCTATTGCGGCAGTTCCCAACTGTGTAGCATACCAATACGGCTTGTATGGTGGTTTCAATCCTTACGCTGCCGGTAATGGCTTTTGGGGTTAATAGAGGAAGGAGGCTATTATGGCAGTATATCCTTTCCAATTTGTAAACCGTAGGGGTTCTGCGGCTATATCAACCTCGGGAGTAACGGTCAATACTGCTAATGTGGTGTTTTCCTTTCCCAACCACGCCTTTGTTAACGCATGGTATAGAGGGACAATATACATCGACATTGCCCAAGCGGTACCTACCGGAACAGCCGGCACGCTTCCTGTTCTGTTTGAGACCAATGGAGCTACCCAGGCGGTCACTAAATATAATGGAGAAGCTCTGACTGCGGCAGACATTCCCGGTACTGGTGTGTATGAGTTCTGGTTTGACCGTGCTACCAACACGTTGCAGATTATGACCGGAGTAGTTTAAAAACAACAATGGGCGGGAGCAATCCCGCTCCTTAAAGAGTTAATTAATTATGCCTTTTCAGAATTTAAGAACAAACAGCGAGTTCTTTGTCCTTCATAGGGACGGTACTCCATATATAGAAGTAGGATCTGTAGCCGGGGTTTCCAATCCTGTGCCGGAGTTTATGCAACAACCTCTTCCCTATGGACAGCCTCCTAGAATGGTGGTTGATGTGACCATCAAGGTTGGTGAGCAAACTGTTACATTTCAGAAAATACCTGCAATGTCTGACATTGCTGATGCAAACTTTCCCGGAGGTGGGAATATGGTAATATCCGGCTCAAGGGAATCGATGAATGCAGAAGTTGCCGCCATGCGCAACCGCTCCTCGGAGATATTGGGCAGTGTCGATCATCATCGTTCCGTCATGGAGTCATGCGACAAGATGCTTCAGGTACTTAATCCGGAATTTGCAGAACGCCAGCGTCAGGAAGCGGAAAATAAAGCGCTTCGGCAAGAACTTAGCGAATTGAAGGCTATGATGGCTGATTTCTTCAAGTCTTCTGAAAAGGCATCTGGTAGTAACAATTCTAAAAAACAATAGTATGATGATGATTGAGATTTCCGAGAGCAAGGTCGAGAAAATGTCCGACTACGCTGAAAAGATGCTTAAATACGGTGGTAAGCTGATGCAATGCATCGAAGAATTATCCGGTGGTGAAAGCATGGGAAGACGTGAACGTTATTATGACGATGACGACGACCGCTATGACGAGATGGGCGAACGTGGTGATTATGGTGGCGGTTCCGGTCGTGGCGGCTATGGCGAAAGACGCGGTGTACGTGGTACAGGACGCTATTCCCGTTATCGTTAATGTTTAATTAGGGGGTGGATCATTTCTGCTCCCTATAACTTTATTTAATCATGAGGAGAGAACCTTTGGATATAAGAGATAGAAGACCGGAAGAAATGGAAGCTTACTTGTCTAACTTTGGTTGGCATTTCAATAAGAAAATGTGTGAGTTTGCAGTGTCGCTCATGAAAAAGCTTAATCCTTCCACCGGCAAAAAAGAGCGAATTGAGCCAATATCAAAAGAAAAAGTAGATGAGCTACTTACCAGGTATGGCATTAAGCTTGAAAATAATGTGCTATATGATTATGTGTATGTAGCCAACATGGGTAAGGCGGATTATCTGAAGTCATCTATTCCCGATGAAGCGCATTTGGCTCTTTATATAAAGGATACAATTGATGATCCTGATGCTCCCGACGGAACAACAATGAGAAGATGGTATGCAACAATGATTGCTTCCGGAGAACCTATTGAGTGGGACGAAATGCTTTGATAAATGATAAGGCAACGGTTTACATTACCCAAGTACGACTGGAACTGCATGGTTTACTATGCGGTAGATACATATTATACAGAAGAAATACTCGATAATATGCATTCCATCGGCTGCGACGGTGATATGCTCCGTACCGCGTATGATAATATTAGCTCCGGCAATTTGAATACCGGAGTTACTTACTCCAACTTCGGGGCACGGGAAACGGTAATGGTTATTGCTATCACTTCTTCACCAAAGGAGTTTGCCAAGTCCTGGCGGCATGAATGTGGGCACATGGCCACCCATATCTGCCAGGCGTTCGGCATAGATCCATATGGAGAAGAAATTCAGTATATTGGTGATGATATCATCGAAAAGACATGGGAATACGCGAAGTCATTACTATGTGAGTGTAATTGCTGTAAAAACAAGGTTAAACATTTAATACATTAATTCCATGAAAAAGAAGCAAGTGCAAAAAGCATTAAAGAGTGATACTCCCATTAATAGTATGTATTCTCTTATCCCTAACAACAAGATGCAGGCTTTCAAAAAGTTTGCCGCCCGATTTGGATTTACTGAAGAACGAATAAAAACAGTGCTCGAAAATGAGAAACGTTAAGCTGGACATATTGCTTGATCAAGCCGACGACCGGTATCATTCAGATTTCTGCCGTCTTCTGCTGGTGATGCTATGGAACGCCTAGAAAGGTGGTTGTATTGGCTGATTCCCTTTGTGATTATTGCAAGGGTTGTATCTCTGTGTTTGTCCCTGGTTATGTAACCGGGGATTTTTTATTCTACTTATAAAGGAGCCTAAGTGTAAATAAGAGTAAGATAATGAACTTTTTTCATCTTTTTTCTGTTATAAATTAAAATATTGGTATTATATTTGCAACCAAAATTCGGTTTTATATGAAATTCAAGTTTAAAATAACGGATGATACCACTATTGAGGATGCGGAAAAAGAACTAGAAAATCTTTATAGTGCTCCTGTAGTGGATCTTCCTTTTAATCATGTGGTTAAGATTGCAGAATTTCTTGGAGCAAAATTACAAGATAGTCCACGTGGTTCTATGGAAAGATTTTACCATCCTTTAGCTCCAACACCTGGCAAATATTTTGGAGTACACGTTGTTCATAAAGGTGGCAATGAAGTCCTAATAAAGAGGACTAATTTTAAACAGTATCTTTATCCGATATTAATTGAAATAATAAGGATAAAGAAAAAGCAATAACTCACTAACCCAATACAATTATGTCACGTAAAGATTTACAGTACTACAAATCATTGGAGTACAATGTTATTATTAAAAAAGAAGAACTTGATGGCGAAAAGTGGTATGTTGCATACTGCAATGAGCTTGGTCTAAATGCTTGTCATGGGATAGGAGAAGATAAAGTATCTGCTTTAAATAGTTTTATTGAGGAAAAAGATGCTTTTATAGAAATGTTGTATGAAAAAGGAGAACCTATCCCTGAAGTTGTAAATGATGAGCAAAACTCAAGTGGTACATTTTCAGTTAGAACATCCTCATGGGTTCATTCTTCGTTGATACAACAAGCTAAAATGAATGGTGTTTCCCTTAATTCTTATGTTAATCAATTGTTAGCATACGGAATTGGGCAACATGATGTTTCATTGAAATGTGAAAGAAAAATAGATGAGATTGATGAAAAGATTACTGCCCAAAATGATATGATTTTAAGGAACCTTAATTCAATTAATTACAAAACAAATAGCTTGTTTTGTAATGCTACTCAATCTCGTTTTTATGAACATACCGAATTTAAATCAGTTGTATAAATATGAAAAATAAGATTACCCCAGAAGAATATTCTTCAATATTAACTTCTATAAAATTAGATAATATATTTCTTTCGGATGGGAATGTTAAGGTGTTTGAGTGTGTATCAGAAGGAGGCTCTATCAATTTAAATTTTAAAGATAAATACTCGTTTTCTGAATCCGAAAGTAATGCTTGTTTTATAGCTTCCTTTAAGCTTGATGGTATAATTGGCGAGCAAGAAAATGCGGAGAAACTATTTACTATATCTGGAGAATTTAAAGTCAGATATAGTAAATTAAAAGAGGTTACAATAACAAAAGATTTCTTTGATGTTTTTAAAGAGATAAGTTTATCAGTATTTATCTGGCCTTATTTTAGAGAGTATATTCAAAATATGATTGTCCGCACAGGGCTCCCTTCTTTTACTCTCCCCGCCAAAATATATGGCGTGCATGATCCTCAATAAAAGGAATCTCTTGTGCTTTGAGGATTATATATTTGGTGAAGAGCTCCTTTCCATTATAACTGCCTCTTTTAAAATGGAATCGCCCGGTATACAACATGCCGGGCTTTTTTATATCCAAACGTTAAAGTTTGATATAATCGAAACTTTTTAGCCTTAAAAGTTTGATATTACAAAAACTATTTGTATCTTTGTAACATCAAAATAAGAGATAAGGTAATAACAACTAAAAATAAAAAATTATGAAGACTTTAAACATCAACGAAATCGTAGAAGCAGCAAAAACAATCGCTAAAGAAAGAGGTGAAAACATCTTCTTCGGAGTAAGAGGAAATATCATCGAAGGCTGTCGCAATCGTAAGACTTCTGAAGAATACGAGTTTGACGTTGAGAATGAAGAGTCTATCTATGATAATACAAGAGATGAGGTTGCTACTTCTATTATCCTTGAAGCAATTGATTCATTAAAAGGTGATGATGAAGTTGTTGTTGAGTTTGAAGAGACAGAAGAATCTGAATCAGTTGAGACATCAAATATTAATATTAATCCTTGTAATGAGTACTTCCTTCGTTTTACAGAAGACGCTGAAGGTGATCTAAGAAGAGGAACCTCTTTGTTTAAAACAGGCAGCATGGATAAAGCTGTAGAGCTTGCGGGTCTGTGTGGATTCTCAATCGACTTAGTAGGACTTTCTAAGTCAGAGATTGAGAGAAAGGTTTCCAGATATGCAAACATGTTTGCTTATTACTCTAAAGGATGTAAGGCTGTTATTTTTGAAGGTGAAACAATTGAGAATAACAAGAATGGAGAAGGTGTTGTATTCAAACCTTACAGAATAGAAGGATTTGTAAAATTCTAAGATGTCGATAACTCTTAAGGCTAAATAATTATTAATCAGAAAATTATAAAATCATGAAAACAACAATAGAAAAAACAGTAAAAGGTTTTGAAAATGCGATAATCAGTGAGAATGAAGAAAGCTGGTTTGTTGACCTCCGTACAGGTTTGGGAGAGGCTGAATATCCTAAGTGTGACTTTACATTAGACCAAGCTATTAAAGATCAAATTAATTGGAAAATGGAATGATGATAAGGGAAACAGTTAAAGAAGCAATGAAGCTCCGCAGCGTCAAATCAAAAGATCTTGCGGAGCATGTAGAAGTAACAAAGAGTACCATGTCCTTGTTTCTTAATGGAAAAACGAACTTAGGACAAGAGAAAATTGAAAAGATTCTGGACTTTTTGAATATAAAGCTAGTAATAACTCAGTAATATGGAAATAAGAGGTGAAATATTTAGAAGTATTGATTTAACTCCAGTAATTGAAAATGGCAAGAATGCTGGATATACTGCTTCAAATATAAGTTTTTTTTCCGAAACAATATTTGATTACGCAACAATGACCAATCGTTATATCGGGCCTCAATATTTAACTTTTTCAACCAAGGTTAATGCGGTTGATGATATTCAGGCGGGTGATAGTGTTGATGTCTGTCAATGTTCAAACAGGAATTGGGTCGGTAAAGTAGGAACTGTTAAGTTTATAGGACAGCATTCAATAAAATGCCTTCATCAATACGTAGTAGTATTAGATATTGACGGAGAGTCTATCGGTCTAGAAATTCATTCAAATGAACAAAGTTAAAAGCACTATGGCGGAAGAGAATAAATACGATCAAGAATCGATCAGAGAGCTGCTCTCGTGGGCTCAGAATACATTAAATAACAAGACCTACCCGGAAGGCGAACTAGTTTTGGATAAATGCATCAAA